CTCTTACCTGACTGCTGATCGATCCGCTGGTGTTGGTGACAGTTGAGCCGCCAGCATTCCAGTTCCATGCGGCATAGGTAGAGCCGTTAGCATTGGACTGCGCACTTGTATAACTGGAGTTATACGCAACGGTAAACCCGTCTGCGTTGAATGAATTGAATACGTTCGTAACAGTGGCTTCTACCGCTGTGTCGTTTGAATACAGCAGTTTGTTCGTTCCGCGAATGGCATCATTTAGCAAATGCCACTGTGTGCCAGAACTTCTGGATTTAATCCAAGTAAAGTCGGGCTGGAAGCCCACACCAGTGATGGACTGCGTGTTGCCAGTGACCGTGCCGTTACCTGTGTACGTCACCACGTTAAAGTTCTTCGACGCCAACGTACTCGCACTCGCCCCAATCGCCGGTGTCGGCAGGTTGGTCGTGCAAAGCGCCTTGAACCCGCTGGGCGCGGTGTAGGCGAATGGGCGCTGGCCGAAGTTTAGGTAAGAAGTAGAGCTAGACGATCCGCCAATTTGCGTAAATGCTGGATACCAAACAGTCGCTGAAGAAATTCCGGTGTACGCTACGCCTTGAGATACTCCGTTTTTATAGAACGTAATTGTTCCGTTGTCGGCATCATAGGCAACACCAATAACGTCATTTGTAGTCCACGTTGCTCCGTATGCAGTTCCTGCACCACTTGCTGCTGTTGCTTTGTTACCTGTTTCATCTAAATAAAAATACCCGTTTGCGAAATACGCGCCAAATCCTGTAGCAGTAGCAGTAACAAAGTCTGCGATGCCAACAAACATTTGATTCGATGTAGAGGCGTTAATCGCTGTAAGCGTAAATTCGTAATACCATTTCCCAGACGAAGGATAAGCAATCGTCCCGATTGCTCTAAAATCAATTGTTGACGAAGCCTTTGTCATGCAAAGATTGCCGTCAGATAATGTTACAGAAGCCGTCAAACTTGCAGTTAATGGGTTGATCGTGCAGTAATTCCCCCGCACCTCGCCGCCTGCGCCCGTGTCCGTGCCGTACCAAGTCGGGCTGTCCACCAGCGAGTCATTGCCGACGCCAGCGGTGACGCTGAAGTTGTTCGGTGTCCAGTTGTTGCCGTTGCCGGACGAGTCTTTGCCGAGCGTCGCAGCAGTGGTGTTGCTGTTGTCATCGAGCTTCAGCCAAAAACCGTTCGTGCCGTATGTGCCTGCGTAGGCTTTGGGAACCCATACGCCCGTGTTTGCGTCGATCTCTCCGAAACTAGTAGCAGCCGGGTTTTGCCCGTCAATAAGTCTAATATCAGCTAAATAGCCGTCAAAGTTATTGCTACTGGCAGCAGAGTTTCTGCCTATGGCGTGGGCTACCGTGTTGTTCACATCGGAGTCCAAATTTAGCGCAGGGTACGTAGCGGATGTGAAAGCCGTTACCTGCACCCCGTTTACGGTGATCTTTACACGATTCGTTGAAGTAGCTTGAGTGCTGTCTACATCAACTTGGATATCGTAAAACCCGCCGGGGTCACGATACACAGGGGTCGTACTTAGGCCCCATGTGATTGCGCCGTCATAGCGAAACACGTATATCGTGTTATCTGAATTAAAGCGAATTGTGTTGTTGTTATTCGTTGTTCCGGCAAACAGAAGAACCTGATCGCCGCTAAATACAGTTCGCTTCACATGTGTACGAAACGTCCAAGTCTTTCGATTACCAGCGACGGACGGCGTTCGCGTAAGATGCGCACTATCCGCGCTGTTAAAGCGCAGGCTGCGAGCGATCTGGTAGCCACTAGCGGCAGCAGCCGCTTGAGCGATGCTGTGCTGTAGGATCGTCATTAGCTCAATGCTCCAGAAGCTGTCAAATAAACATTAGTACCGTCTGGACTAAAATAAGAAAGCTGATAAGTTCCTGTAGCCGAAATAGCAGTAAGAACGCCTGTTGCTACTTTTACTGCAGCTGCTTTACTAATAGTATAATTGCTTCCGTTTACCAATGTTACATAGCCAGACTGTCCAGCTGTTATATTGGTAAATGTAAGTGTAACAGTTCCTGTAGGAGTACAGATAAAATTATTAGCTGCATTCATATCAAACGAACCAGTATTTGCTGTTGTTACAGCCCCTCGTTGACTTCCAGTAAAAGTTTGATCTGTACTCATTCCGGCATAATCAGTACCGGCAGTAGCAGCGGACAATACGCCTGATGTTCCTTTTAGAATTCCTGAAGTAGTGGCTCGTTTAATCAACTTACCAGTAGTGCTGTCAAACAAAGCAATTTCAGAATCAATAGAACTTGCTGGGCCACTTACATCACCAGATCCTGTTCCTGCTGCGCCAGTATCTCCCTTAGCAGCCTGAATCATCCAATAGGCTGTAGCACTGGAGGGGTTTTGATTTGTACTTGCTTGAATAGCCAAATAGCTAGAGCCATTATACGACACAACATCGTTAACGACATAGTTTGAACCACTAGACCATGCACCTCTCGGTGTAAAGCCTACTGCTGCTGGAGTAGCACTATTCTGATATGCAGACACTACACAGCTTACTACAGCTCCTGTAGCCGCACTAGCAACAATCTTATCGCCAGCACTTAAATTAATAGGCTTAGGCCACGAATACGTATCTTCTGCAGACACTACTTTACCGTCCATGACGGTAGTTGTAGTGTTAGTCAGATACTCATAAATCTTTACTGTAATTGCGACACCACTTGCTGAAGTGTTAGAAAATACTAGAGCATGAGCACTAGCTTCTAGTGTAGCTGGGCAGGTGTAAATATCCTGATCCGAAGTGGTGAGAACAACTGCTTTTCCTTTTAATGCCATTTATTAGCTCCCAAAGACAAGGGCCATTGCCACGGGATCGGGAATGGCTTGAACTGCTGAATTAATTTGTGTATTGATTTTACTGCTAGACCAAGTTTTAATAGAGCTTGTTATTGTATCGTCAATTAGACCACCAGACACAATAGAGGCTGCTTGTTGAGCCCAATACTTAGCCGAATACTCTCCGCCAGAAACTACACCATCTGTTTTAATAGCCCAGTCTTGAGCTTGTGCGGCATATGCTGACGCACTAGAAGAGCTGCTTGCAGCTTCACTAGCCTTAGTTGTAGCTGTTGTAGCACTGCCAGATGCACTAGTGGCACTAGCTGCTGCTTCAGCTGCTTTAGTGGTGGCTGTCGTAGCACTGGCTGCTGCTGTAGCAATTACATCTCCAGTTTGAGAAGCCCAGTATTTAGCTGAATATTCTCCTCCTGCTACTGGAGCATCCATTTTTACTGCCCAGTCATTAGCCAGCTCCGCACTAGCTATAGCATCTGTTGCTGCTGTCTCCGCAGCTAATTCAGCTGCTTGAGCATCTGCTACAGAACTACCAATAGAGGCTACAGCTGTAGAAGCTGTAAGAGCATCTGCCGCAGTTGCTGTTTCACTAGCAGCAGCATTTGCTTCGCTAATAGCAGCTGCCTCTGCTGCAGCCACAGCTGCTGCTGAAGCTTCTGCTGCTTCTTGGAAAACTAGTGTAATGTCCGTACCGGACAAGGTAAGAGCATCTGTAACATACAGGGTTCCAACATTAAGAATGTTCTTACCATCTAAGTCTAAATCCTGAGCTACGGAATTAGGTTCACCAGCAGGATTGTCCCGATATAACACCTTATCATTTAGCTCATCTGCAATTTTCTGGAAGTTGGTATTAATCTTTTGTAGATTATATCCACTCTCCACATTGTCTAAGACAATCTTACTCATTTCTATCCTTTATATAAATTGTTTCCTATTTCGCATTATCCGTATTCCATACCCAAATACTGTCCGTCACCTTTGGTGACACGTATCTCCTATTTATGTCGGAGACGTCTATACTTTTTCTTGAGCATCTCTTGAGCATTTACAAGGAAAAGGGGGGGGTCAATGTCAGAATTTCTGTGAGATATTTTGGAGGGGCATTGCACCCAAATGCACTACCCCCATACCCCCCTTATGCCCCTAATCAATCCTTGAGGCTACTTGAGAATAATTCTTATTACATTATCTAAATGAGAATCATTCTCATCTAAATGTTGTTCAAAATGCACTCCCTCTCATATATTCAGGCAACTCTCAGCCTAACCTATTGATTCTTATGGATATTTGTGCCGAAGGCACATTTCCTATAACATCCTGACAATATACCTTACCAGTTACACTGTTACAAATGTCACGTTACACATGTCACACAACGTTACAAATAATGGTTTATTTATAACGTCTCCGACATATTCCTAATTTCATCATTTGATTAAATTTCATCATTTGATTAACCCCTATTTCACCATTTGATGAAATACTGTTATACTGTTCGACGTATTTACTAGGTTTTGAGGCTGGCATGCGGCTTGCATATACTGAGGCATTGCCGCTAACAAAACGCTTAGGGCAGTCTGGCATAATGTTTGCATTGTGTCCGACATAGCAAGGCATAACGCCCTTGCCATTGCAGTAACCAGTGTTCGTTAAAAATCTGATAATAGATAAACTTGCAGGGTTAATACCTGTGCGAAGTATTGATGCTGACTGTCTGCTTTCGTGTCGCGTTTCTAATTAGTAATCTAGGTATGCCGAAATTACTAAAAAGAAAACTCCAAAGCAAGAATCGTGCCAGCATAGTTACTTCGATAACATGGGTTTTATTATGGCGAGGGAAGGCATTCTTAGACTGAATGCAATAATTGCAATCTATTATTCGGGATTCTTTAACAATTCAGACAATTATTAATTAGACCAGTATGCGATATATCCTGTTATCGCTTGGCTAACAAATAATCTTCCCTCATGCGCTTAGCATACTGAGCGCATTGCATAGCATTATTCCATTCCCTAAGCGGTATCACGATTTATCAATAGTCTATTAATAATTGCTTACCTTGAAATTGGTAAGGTTTAGCCTAGTGACAGTGGGCTATTCCGTGTCAATTTCGACACGGTATTCCCTTTTTAATAACGGAGAAAATCATGATTAAAGAGTTTGACAAAAAAGCTTTCGATGCATCTTTCGACAATGCTATCGAGACACTAACAACTAGCGAAAAGACAACTAAGCAGATACTCCGCGATATGTCTCGCTCTGTTCTCGAAGTGTTATTCTTTACCGAAGATATTAGTTATGTGAATCGAGTTATTCAGTCATTGTCACCTGTTAATAAGCGAGTTGCCATTGAATATTTCAAGGCATTCTCAGGCTTTACATTCTCGAAAGAGGCACAAGCTTTCGGTAAGAAAAATAAGAAAGCTTATGAAGATACAAAAGCACAAGCTCTCGAATTCCTTACAGATCCGCATAACAACATCTGGACATGGGCTGAACAGAATGTAGATATTGTTGCTCGCCCTTTCGATATAAATGCCGTAGGAAAGTATTTTACTTCCGCCCTAAAGAAAGCGGAGAAAAACGGCTATTCAGACGTAGATATCTTGATTCAAGTGTTTTCGTCAGGAATTGATATTGAGGCAATCACTAAAGCAATGGATAAGCTTGTCGAAGTGGAACAAAAAGTTATGGTTCTCGACGGCATCGTACAAGAATCTTTCGACGAGTAATTAATATTTAACTAATTCGGAGAACGCCATGCAAAAAGTTAGCGAAGGAATAACTCAATCAGGAATCAGAGGACTATTCACTTTCGGGATTCTAGTAGTGAAAATTCCTAAACACTGGGATTCACTAACATATAAGCAAAAACAATATCATTGTTTTAAACGCGGATTCGAATTAGTATAAATTCAATTATCGTAATAAATTTAGGGGCTTCGTGCCCCTATTTTTTTAAATTCCGGTATCACGATTTACTACTGACGCCATGCGGCAGGCATTATTCCGTCCATACTTTCGGAGAATTTCCAATGATTATTATATTTATCATTATGTCAATTCTTGCCATGCTGTATATATGGTTTGACTGCTACGTTGACAGGCTTAATCAAGATCGCTGGGAATCTCTGAGGGACGAACTTAACGTCTCCGACATATATTCAGGGAAACTTGATAACGCAAAACAATATCTTCAATCAATGAACCGAAAAGGATAATACAATGAACCGTATCAATACAAATATGCGTGATTCTTTTATGAATTGCAAAGTAATACGTCAGTCGAAGCTGACGGATATGATCGTTAATGTGCTTTCAACGAAAGCAGGTACTCTGCCTGTAGGCAGGGGATGGTCTATTAATGCTAGTCAAAAGACTATGCGTAAGCTTATGTCCGAAGGATGCTTACGGTAACGTACTACCTTACGGAATAATCTAGGAACGTGTGAGGAACTAAATGTCCCTCGCTAATAGAGTGAGGGACATAGTTCCCGCGTTTAGAATTATGCTATAATCACTGCATAAGTATACTTATGAAATAAGAAGTACTTATGAATTAATATAAGAAATAATATAGATAGTTATTAATACTTATATTTCTAATTAAATCGTATGCTTTATCCATACGGTGAACTCGTATGTATTTACTATACAGAGTAATACCCTTTTTTTGACCAATTGTAGACATTGGAGGTACTAAAATGTTTAAGTTTAAGCCCGGAGACAAGGTTTTTATTGTCAATAAGGTAGAGAATTCAGGTGATCGGACTATGAACTGGTCTGTTTATATGGAGAGTTTCCTTAACGATAACAAAGAGTACACTGTAGTCCGATTGTATCCCGGAATAGAGGATTGTTACGATCTTGATAACGGATATATCTATCTCTCCGAATGTCTCAGTCCTATATTGGTAAAGGGTAAAAAGATCAAGAGGAAACAAGCTCCAAAGATTAAGTCTTTTAAAGCTTCATTCAAAAAACAATTAAGCAAAACCAAAGTAATACAAAACCTTTGTTCATATGCTATCCTTCCTAACAAGGGAGAGCCTGTCTATCGTATTAACGATATCTGTTTTGCATCTTCTCGACGCTATAGAGAAGGTATATCTGAATTTGTTGTAGATTTAACTAGAGTGGAGCATGACTTAAAGAATTCAGGTAAGGGTGTTTCGATTAAAGACTGGAAACCATACGCTGAATACATTCTCAAACGTAGCCCTTGGTCTAGTGTATTTAAATACCACTCTATCGGAATGGCTATGCGATATGGTTTGCCTTTCGATACTAACAGATCGTTAAGTGAGATTGTTAGTTCGGCAATAGCCTTACGAGAAGGAACGGAGTTTGCTGATAAGCTAATTGTTTTCAATAAACTAAGAAAGATTAAAGATATTAGCGAAGATGCTGCATACCTTGTATCGTGTTCCTTTTCCTATGAAGATAAACTAAAAGCATTCTCTCGTAGGGCATGGGGCAATGGGCATAATGCACTCACTTATGACAATGATCTAAAAGGTTTAATCAAGTTCTTTGCCGAAGGATTCTCTGTTAATAAGCCCCCTGCTAAAGAATACGCAAACGAATATTCAATATTTGAATCTGCTGCTAAGGTTCTTTATAAATCTAAACAACAAAGTATAGGTGATTTTATTTCTGACAACATCAAGCCAGAAAAAAGAGGGGAAGGATGGAGAACTATAAGCGTAGTTGAGTTTGACCAGCTTGTTAATCTAGCTAAACTTATTGATGCTAAAATAGCAAAAAGGAAAGCAGCATGAAAGTTCGTATAATTGGAGGAGATGCAGATTATGATGAACTGTTCCGTTCTTTCGGGCATTCTCTTGTGGGCGATGTGCATTATGCTGATCTTGTCTGCTTTACTGGTGGTGAGGATGTATCCCCTAAACTCTACGGAGACAATAAGCATCCTTATACTTATAATAACATTGTCAGAGATGTAGACGAGGCAGATCTATACAAGATAGCATTGTCTAAACAGATTCCCATGGTTGGTATTTGTAGGGGCGGTCAATTCCTAAATGTCATGAATGGCGGACGTATGTATCAGCATGTGTCAGGGCATACAGCAGACCATGAGATTACAGACGCTACAACGGGCGAAATAGTGCTAGTGTCATCTACCCATCACCAGATGATGATGATGAGCTCTGAGGGCGTTCTAGTGGCTTCTAGCACTATTGGCGGGACTAGGGAATGGTATGACGGACAAATAGCTAGGCGAGATGTTTCCGAATTAGATACAGAGGTGGTATTTTATGACCGAACTAGGTGTCTATGTTTTCAGCCTCACCCTGAATTTAGGGCTGACAGATATTTGCCAATGAAACAATACTTTAAGACCTTGTTAGAAAAGTATCTTAATGTAAAATAAGGACGGTATCATGATTTGCACCAGCGATAAACCATGCCCACAATGCGGCACTCTTGTTAATTATCAAAGAATTAACTTAGGCTATCGCCTATGCCTAGATTGTGGTGAGGCAGATTCTCGTATTGAGATTCGTCGTAAACAAAGTATGGTACAAATACCATTCAGTAAAGGTGCTTATCAATATATACACAATCCTATTGATCTTAGATATACCAATCCTAAGAGGACAACATGAGAATTACAGTTGCCAATGCTGAGTATAGACCTGTGACAATTGTTCTTGAAACTCAAGATCAATTAGATCAATTTATGTGGATACTTGAGAATGTAGCGAATAATGTGATTAATCATCCTGCTCAAATTATTAATGTAGCAAGAAATATGAAAAATCATCTCACACAAGTTCTAATAGACTCTCAAACCAATTTATAAAGAGGACAACATGAAAGTATGTATCCTTCATCCTGAAATTGGTAAGGAATCTGCTGAAGAACTAGCAGCTCTTATCAAAGCAGATACTATTAATCCTTATAAGTCTGCTCGTAGAGACTACAGAGAGTACGACCTATTGTTTAATTACGGATGCAATCGTAAGATTAAATGTAATCGTATTGTCAATAAGTCTTTGGCTGTAAGTAAATGTATTGACAAGATTAAAACATTCAAAGCCTTTGCTGAAGCGGGAGTTCCTCATCCTGAATATACTGACAATCCTGCTAATATTCCTGAGCACTGGGATCAAATAGCTATTCGTAAAAGCAGGAAAGGTGCTCAAGCTCAAGATATAGATTATGTATATCAGGGCGATGCTGTTCCTGAAGCAGAACTATATACACAAGTGTATTACCATAAACACGAATTCCGTATCGTCGTATTTATGGGGAAAGTAGTTGGAAGATACGTTAAACGCAGACATAAAAAGGAGTGGTTACTAGAGCCTGTACGTAAAGAGGGATTTGCTCACATTGATGAAGCTTGTATCAAAGGTGCTGAAGCTCTTGACATAGACTATGTTGGCTTTGATGTATTAGCTAAGTCTCAGACTAAGTTCGTAATACTTGAAGCTAACTCCTCACCTATATTGACTGCTGAATCTAGTAGAGCAATCAAGAAATATTTGAAAGGGTAATTATGTGCGGCATCGTAGGAATGGCTGGAGAGCTAACAGTCCAGCACGAGAAAGTATTTAGAACATTATTGGTACTAGACTCTCTGCGAGGAGAAGATAGTACAGGGATTGCTTCAATAGGAAAAGCAAGCGGAGAAGTTCGTACTGCCAAAGAGGTTGGAGATCCTTTCCAACTATTTGATAGGAAATCTTTTACACATGCCACTAAACACATGAGCAGGGTTCTTATCGGACATAACCGATATGCAACTACAGGAAATGTTACACGCCGTAATGCTCATCCCTTTGAATTTCCTACATTGGTAGGTGTTCACAATGGCACTCTTAAAAGTAAATGGAAGTATGAAGATTCCAAAGACTTTGATGTTGACAGCGAGGCAATGTACAATCACATTGACAAGAAGGGTCTACAAGAAACAATCAAACTTTCAGATGGTGCTTGGGCTTTGGTATGGTGGGATAAGGTAGAAGAAACTCTAAACTTCCTTCGTAACGAAGAACGTCCTCTCTTCTTTTGTTCATCAGAAGATGAGAAGGTATTGTTCTGGGCTTCTGAATCTTGGATGTTGTATGCTGCTGTAGGACGTGCTGGTATTAAACATACAACCCCCGTATCTTTTCAAGAAGATATCCACTATTCCATGCACGTTGACGGAAGTGGTAAGATTCTTAAGCCTCATCTAAATAAATGTAAAGCTCCTTCTTATTTCGTACAACCCCCTCCTAGTAATACTGTTCCGTTGTTCCCTAAGCAACAAGATAAGTTTAAGAAGGAGGAGACCCCACTAAAAAAGCAGCAGGGAGTTTCCGAAAGCTCATCTACGGGGACTCCATACATTAACAGTAAGGAAGTTTTGCTTGAAACCCTAAGCATTAACCGTGACGAACACGGTAGCGATTATATTGCTTGCTTTGATAAGAAACATCCTGCTGTAAAGATACGACTATATCATCGCCCTAAAGACCCTATAGTTGACCTTGTAGGAGAGGATATATACGGAGACATCAGCGCATCTATAAGTATGCCTAACGGTGAGCAGTATTATAAGGTTAGCCCTTGGACGGTTAAACTTGCTTATGAAAGTGTTGAACCACAACAATATCTTACATCATTTGGAAAGCTTGTTGATAAAAAGACATGGGAGAGTGTTTATAAATCCTGTGCTTGGTGTGCATCTGGATTGTTTGCAGAAGAAGATAACAGATTCACTACTGAGAATGAGTGCTTATGTCCGTCTTGTGCAGCAGACGATAACATAACGCAATACGTTAGTCTAAGATAGGAGAATATTATGCAACCTAAAATTCTAGTTGGCTGTGACCCTGAAGTGTTCGTTAAGCAAGGCGGTGTATTTAAATCTGCTTACGGACTTATTGCAGGAGATAAAAAGAATCCTCAAAAAGTAAATCGAGGTGCGGTTCAAGTTGATGGCATGGCTCTTGAATTTAACATCGACCCTACAGACAATGAGGACGAGTTCTGTATCAATGTGCAGGACGTTCTTAACACCATGAAGCTTATGGTTCCAGACTATGAAGTTGTAGCGGTTCCTGTAGCAGATTTCTCTATGGATTATCTTAAGTCACAGCCTGCTGCAGCACTAGAGCTAGGTTGCGATCCTGACTATAACGCATGGGAACGTAAAGCCAATGACCGTCCGGACGGAGATCGTCCTATGCGTACCGCTAGTGGACATGTTCATATCGGCTGGTCTAGCGATGAAGATGTCCAATCCTTAGACCATGTAGAGAGGTGTGAAGCCGTTGCTAAACAAATGGATTTTTACCTTGGTTTGCCTAGCCTTGTATACGATACCGACACTCGTCGCCGTAGTATGTATGGCAAAGCTGGTGCATACCGCCCTAAGCCTTACGGTGTAGAGTATCGTACTCTCTCAAATGTTTGGCTAAACTCTCCTGAGCTAATCAAATGGGTGTTTCGTGCAACAACTCGTGGTGTTCGAGATATTATGAATGGGAAAGCTTTGTACACTAAGTATGGAGACATTCAGAAAATAATTAACACTAGTAATGTTAAAGAAGCCATGAAGATTATTAAAGCAGAAAATCTTGAGGTATGTCATGGATGATGTATTAGACGAAGATCTTCAACAGCTATATCAAAACAGTATTGTTTTGTTTATGAACAAGCCTGTGTACGTAGAAGCTATAGGTCGTAATCGTTCATTGCTTATCTACGATTTGATTAAACAAAGATCTAAGCAGATTAAGTTTAGTGTTAATACTGTCAAGCCTCCTACTATGAGGATTGGTATGGTTAACATTGCTGGCTCTGTTGTCTATGTTACTAGAATGCCAGTTCGTAAGTATAAGGTAGGATATACTGTAGAGAATCTCAGATTCAATACATTAGAAGTTAACTATCCTGCCGGTAAAGCAGAGACTAAACATCGTCTTATGTCATTAAAAGCTCCTGAACTAGCAGACTCTATGTTCAACGCATACCCATCTATAGATGAAGCAGCAACACTAGCTGAGGAAATAGGTGGAGCTTATGCTTTCGATAGACAGTTTGCTGTAGATTCTCGTCGTCGTCTTTGGTATAAGACTAAGATTGTGGGAGGTGTCCCTAGGAATGCTAAAGAAGTTTCCGATCTAGCATTTAATGCAGAAAACAAACATCTCATTCAACTACTTGGAGAGAAGTATGACACAGCTATATCAAGTTCTGAATAAAGCTGCCCCTGTTGCAGGGGACTTTGGTATTGAAGTTGAGGTAGAGGGTAGGAATCTAGTTGTTATTAATAACGAAGTATGGAAGACTGAGCGTGACGGATCTTTACGAGGGGAGGCTCAAGAGTATATCTTGACTAAGCCCCTGCCCCGTAATAAGATTCGTAAAGCTTTAGATCTGTTGTCTCATAGATTGCGTAATGCAGAACTAAATTTCTCATCACGTACCAGTGTTCATGTACACATGAATATGACTGATTGTTCGTACAATCAGATACTTAATACCGTATATACATACTTGTTGTTAGAAGAACCTTTAGTAACTTACTGCGGCAAGGCTAGACGAGGTAATCGTTTCTGCTTACGATTACAAGATGCTGAAGGTATTATGGACATTCTCACATTCCTGTTTAAAGGTAAGATTGAAGATATCCTTCGTATTCCACACGACAATATACGTTATGCTTCTATTAACTTAGAGTCTTTGCAAAAGTATGGAAGCCTAGAATTTAGGGCTATGAAAGGTACGCTAGACCCAGAAACTTTAGATACATGGGTTGAAGCTATTCATCGTATCAAAGAGTTTTCTAAAAATGTAGAATCTCCAATAGATATCTATAATCTATATCTTCAAAAGACTTCTAAGCAATTTATAGATACTGTTCTTGGAGATATCTCAGATAAGTTCTATTACCCTCGTATCAATAACGATATGAGCCGTAGTTTCAGTTTGTCTATAGATCTTCCTTATACTTTTAAGAGCAGAAAGAAAACTGACAGTACTTCTAAAACATCATTACCTTACTCCGATCCTATTATTGAACCACGTCTTGCTGCTGCTTTCCTTAGAGACCCTAGGCCTGTCCCTGTATTACTAGATCGTAGAGGTAATCAATTTAAGATAGGGGATATTGTTGTTATTGATAGGTTTGCTGAGGAGAACGATATATGGGTTGAACAGATGAATGAATACGTTGACGATAGAAAACAATATCGTTTACAAAATATCTACGAAGATCCTCCACGTATTGTTTTAGATCATAATGAGTTTGTTTGGCCTCCCGAATCTCTAATGATTATTCGTAGAGGAGATTAACTAAAAGGTAATTGTCTACTTTTGGTTTGTTTAAGGGTATTAGTTAGTTCCCACTGAAAGAACAGGACATGAATATATTTTATCTTTGTCATAATACTGATGAATGCGCTAAGGCTCATGTTGATAAACACGTTGTCAAAATGATCTTGGAGTACGCTCAGCTTCTCTCGACAGCACATAGACTATTAGACGGTAAAGGTGTGCGACATAAACTTGATAGGGATGATGACGTTATATACGCTGCGACACATGGTAATCATCCTTCCGCTGTATGGGCAAGAGCTGCATCATGTAACTATGAGTGGTTATATTCATTGTTCTGTTCTTTGTGTGATGAATACACCTATCGTTATCGTAAGAAACATTTAACAGATGTAAAACTTAGAGGGATTCTTAAAAGACTCCCAGATAATATTAGACATTCTAATATTTGGTACTCTCCAACTCCAGCAATGCCAGATGAATGCAAGATTGACGGAGATGTTTTGGAATCGTATCGCAACTATTATCGTACTAATAAGGGACATCTAGCAAAATGGACTCGCAGGAATATCCCCGTTTGGTATTCAACGTAATAACTCATGGAGTAAATATGTTTGCAATTGGTTTCACAATCTTTTGTCTTTCTTATTTGTTGTCTTTGTTTCTTGATGAAGACGATGAAGTTGTGGATGAAGGAGAAAGTTCTTTTATGTTTGAAACAGTAATAGCGATGCTATACGTTTCCGGTATCATACTTATGGTAGGCTCTGCTGCTCAACTATTGTGGCAATATCTACCATGATTAGCGGAATAGATATAAGAGATATGCAAGATCATTATTGGATTATTGAATGGTTTAATCCTACAGTAAACGAGTGGTACGACATGGGCTATAAGTTTCCTCGTAAAGATCTTGCAGTTTCTCAGATAATACGTTATCAAGAATTGTTCCCTCAATCTGAATACAGAACTCAAAGGGTAGATCAATGATTACAAAAGAAGACATTGATGTAGCTCGTAAAGCTATAAATCATCTATACGAAGGAGAACATCATTATATTTATCTTCTCGATCATTTCATTGATAAAGTAGAAAAGACTGTTATCAGTGTACAAATACCAGCACTATTACGGAGGATGCCATCGGACGTTGCGTAGAAAAGATAGGGTCTATACAAATCTTTCAGAAAGAGGATGGTACATATGATGCGTACGATTTCGCAGAAGGTGTATATATTGCTGATCCATACAAAGATAAACCTGAGGGATACAAACCAACTGTAATACGGAAAACACCGGAACAAATCCAACAAGAGATTGCAGAAATCAGTGAGTTCGAAGCAAGGGACTTGCCTGATCGTAGGCTCAAGAAGGAATATCTTAACTACTTCGGGGTTAAGATAGGAGTGGCTGAAACAGATGGAACTACGCCAACAACTCACTACTATCCTTATTATAAGGACGGTGAGCTTAAGGGTTATAAATGTCGATTGATTTATAACAAAAAGATGTGGAGCGTAGGTGAACAGAAAGACGTAGATCTGTTCGGCTGGGAACAAGCCATAAAAGCCGGTGGTAAGAAACTTTTCATTACCGAAGGGGAGTTAGACGCTGTAAGTCTCTTCCAAATATTTAAGGATACCAATAAAGGAACTCCTTATGAAGACTTCAATCCTGCTGTTGTTTCCTTGGCGCATGGAGCTGGGAGTGCCCCTAGAGATCTCGCCAAGCATCTTAAACAAATCAGAGAATTCTTCAAAGAAATTGTGTTAGTATTCGATCAAGACGAGGCGGGACGAAAAGCTGTAGAGGCTACCATGTTGGTAATCCCAGATGCTGTAGTGGCTACGCTTCCTGCTAAAGATGTTAACGAATGCCTAATGCAAGGCAGGATTAAAGCTTGCTATAACGCATGTCAGTTTAACGCTAAGAAGCCTAAGAATAGTCGTCTTATATACGGAGATGATTTACATGAGGAAGCTAAGGAAGCGCCCGTATTTGGTGTATCGTGGCCGTGGGAGCATATTACTAAAGCCACCAGAGGCATTCGTCTTGGGGAAACCATTTATATTGGGGCGGGTCAAAAACAAGGCAAAAGCGAAGTTGTTAATACACTTGCGGCGCACTTTATTAAAGAGCATGGCTGGAAGGTGTTTCTTGTCAAACCGGAGGAAAGTAACAAGAAGACATATAAGCTTGTCGCTGGTAAGCTCGCGGGGAAATTCTTTCACGATCCGACCAAGCCGTTTGATGAAGCGTCCTACGATTTGGCTGGTCAAACGCTACGAGGAAAGCTCACCCTCTTAAATCTTTATCAACATGTTGGATGGGACACTCTCAAAGCTGATATACGAGAAGCTGCACTAGATGGTTGTAAAGCTGTAATGATTGATCCTATTACCAATTTAACTAACGGAATGGATGCAGCTAGTGCAAACACAAAACTTCAAGAGATTGCTCAAGAGTTATCAGCTATGGCTCTCGATCTCAATATTGTCATTTTTATCTTTTGTCATTTACGGAATCCTGACTCTGGTGCTCCTCATGAGCGGGGAGGTGAAGTTCTCTCAAGTCAGTTTGCTGGCAGCAGGGCTATGGCTAGATCTTGTAATCTTATGCTTGGCCTTGAGGGAAACAGAGATCCTCATTTGTCACCGGAAGAACGAAACCTACGAACGCTAGTATTATTGGAAGATCGTGAATACGGCGAGACAGGAAGATTTAAACTGTATTGGGATAACACTACAGGACTCTTTAATGAGATTAACTGATGGATATTGTTGAGCAGCATTATCGAGATAACTATCGTAAGTATCTAAAGCTTCTTACGTTTAGGGCAGGAACAGAATGGGATGCGGAAGATGTATTGCATGACGCATACTACTGGGCTTTAAAATATTATAAAGGATTTGACGGAACTAACTTTGACAGATGGTTCCGTACAATTCTGAATAATACGTTAAAGGACTATAAGAGCGCACAATTAGGGCATGTTTCTGATGTTGAGTTTGAAGAAGAACTAGCAGAAGGGCTGCCGTGTAATCAATATAGTCAACAAGTGTGTTTCGAAATACGTGAACTAATTGATACAAAATCATTATATCAACAAGAGATATTACATCTCTATTTCGACAACGGCTATACTGCCAAAGATATTAGCCGTATTACGGAACACAATTATAAAGCAGTACATAAGATGATTAATCGCTTTATCAATGAACTCAAGGATTTGTACAAATGAATAAGATTGCCCCTAAGAAAGTAGCTGCTAAGAAACTTCTGGCTAAAAAACCTGTAGCTAAGAAAATTGCAGCAAAGAAGATTGCAGCTAAGAAACCAGCAGCTAAGAAGTTGGCAGTAAAGAAAGTAGCAGCTAAGAAAGCAGCTCCTCGTAAATCCTTGTGGCCTAAGCGTAAGCTCTCACGAGTTTAATGAAACAGCAAAATCTGTTTAGAGAGGAGGAACTCCCTCCTCCTAATAGGCTCACTCAAGAACAAATAGAAGATTTATCTGTTCGCACTTGTGGTAATTTATACTATTACTATCCTGAACAATTAACCTTATTGGTTAAGACAGTAGAAGATGTTATACGAGGTAAGATATGAAGCCAACACAAGAGCAAGTTATCGCAACAAGCAAAATAAATAAGGGGCTGCTGACCAGCACTACCGACCAGTGGGCGACACCGCAAGACTTCTTTGACGCTTGCGAAAAACAATATGGCAAGTTTGATGTTGATGTTTGCGCCGATGCAAGCAACGCAAAATGCGATAAGTATTTTGATAAGCAGATGGACGGGTTAGCGCAAACATGGACGGGTAAATGTTGGATGAACCCGCCCTACGGTAGAGAAATAGGCAAGTGGATGAAGAAAGCGAAAGAATCCGCAGGTAACGGAACAATAGTTGTTTGTCTTGTTCCAGCAAGAACCGATACGGCATGGTGGCATGACTATGCGCAGTACGGGATTGTTACTTTTATTCGCGGTCGGTTAAAGTTTGGCGGCAGTAAAAACTCTGCCCCGTTTCCATCTGCGCTTGTTGTATTTCGTTAAGAGGGAATTATGAAACCAACACAAGAGCAAGTCATCACATGGGCGCGGGAATCTTATATGCAATCTCATGCTCGTGATGTTTGGGCGGGGCATATCGTCAACTTAGAAAGTGTTGCCACCCTCGCCTATGAAGCAGGTCGCAAGGATGAGAATGAGGCTTGTGACGCGATTGCTGCATGGATTTTGAAGATGCCTGAGAACGATGTGAGCGCCGCTATCCGCGCAAGGAGAGAACAATGAAATTTCATAAAAAACCTGTCGTTATCGAAGCAACGAGGTGGTTTAAGAATGGCGACCATCCTCTTGATTACAGCAAGGATCACACGGGGTTTGATGGACAAACCATACGTACCTTTCCTGCGGCAGAGCGGCGTGAGAAACAGTGGGAAGGCGACATCGTTCGCTACTTCCGCAGCCCCTTAATACCCGGCGAAAAGCCCTGCGAACACTGCACTCAGATCATGCACAACCACGGCTGGATCGACACGCTTGAGGGCGGCCACATCGTCTGCCCCGGCGACTGGATTATTACCGGCGTGAAGGGCGAGCATTACCCCTGCAAGCCTGACATATTTGAGATGACGTACGAGCCGGTAGGAGAGAACAATGACAACGGATAAAGAAGTAATGCAGATGGCGCTGGATGCGTTGGAGGAATCTAAGAAGCACCTTACTGACCAGCGACGCGACAAAACAATTGAATCCCTCCGCGCCAGACTAGCGCAGGGTGAGCCGGAGCCGGTGGCGTACAAAGTTACAAGCAAATTAGGTGAATATTGTGGGTTTAAAAGCTCCGCTGTAAAGAAAGGTGATTTGATTTACACCACCCCACCACAGCGCGAATGGCAATCTCTGACGGATGAGGAAAAAGCAGACCTTATATGGAAGTCCGATTACGAGCCGATAAAAATTGCCCGCGCCATTGAAGCCAAATTGAAAGAAAAGAATAATGGGCAGGCTTGATATCCTTACAGAAGTATATGGAGAGTGTGAATGGTCAGAGGCTTCATTAATAAGCTTACTAAGAGTTATGGAGCTTACAAGAGAAGATGAAAAAATAAAACAAATGAAGAACATAGAAGAGCATGCAGAGTTTTTAATAGAAAACATTGTTAATACTCTTTTGATCCAACATCAAGCAGCAGAAGGAAATCATAATTATTGGCTAGCGGCAGCCAACTTGATTAAGTCGGAATTTAGCAATACAAAAAGAGCAGAGAATGAATAAAGCACAACAAATTCTAATTGCAATTGGAGGCACTGCCGCACTTGTGGCGGGATATGACGGACATTATTGGTCTGACAAAAGCACTCCTAAGAAGTCTAGACGTACACGTAAGTTCGGGTATGGTAACTTTGGTAAAACTCTCACAAATATCTATACAGAAAAGAATTTGGAGAAGATGAAAGAGAAGGCAATGATTAAAGATATTATCAAATCAGACTGATGCGAATAGGACTATTCGATCTTGAAGCCAACGGTCTATTAGACACCGCTACTAAGCTACATTGCTGCGTAGTTAAAGATAAAAATTCAGGAGAGATTAGGAAGTTTTGGCCTTGGGAAGGAGCTGACTATATTAAACAGCTTCTTGATTATTTACAATCTTTCGACGTATTGATTTCACATAACGGAATTGGATATGACTTTCCGTTGCTAAAGAAATTATTCAAGTGGGAATACCACGGGAAGAAAGTAGATACACTCATTATGTCTAGGATATTAAATCCTAAACGAATAGTTCCCTTTAACTGCCTTGATAAAAGAGTAGCACCTCATTCTATACAAGCTTGGGGATACAGGGTGGGGAGGGGCAAGCCTGAACATAATGATTGGGAGGTATTCTCTGAAGCAATGCTTCACCGTTGTACTGAAGATGTAGAGATTTTACACTTAGTTTATAACGAGCTTATTAAGGAAGCAAAGGGAAAGAAATGGAAAGATGCTTTTCTTCTTTCGTTCCGTCTCTTTGAGAACTTACAAAAGCAAGAAGAATACGGATGGCTAGTAGATCAGGAGTATATGAAGAAATGTATCTCTCAACTAGATCACTGGTTAAAACGAATTGATAAAGTTCTTGTTCCCAATCTCCCCTTAACAATAGAAATAGAAGAATCAAAAACAAAGGGTGAATACAATTACATCAAAAAACCATTCCTCAAAAGCGGTAAGTATTCGGAAGCTAGTCTCAGGTGGTATGCTTCTGCTGGTATTAGCCCTGACAGCAATGCCATTTGTGGCTCTTTTAGCCGCATCTCTTTTCGAACTATTGACCTAAACAGCAATGCCGAAACTAAGGAATATCTTCTCAAAGAAGGGTGGGAACCCCTCGAATGGAACACCAATGATGACGGAGAAAGAACTAGCCCTAAATTATCAAAGGATGATCCTTTTGACGGAATTAACGGTAAGGTTGGACGGCTTGTTGCGAGACGCGTCCAGATCCGTCAACGTAGAAGCATCATTGCAGGTCTTATGGAGCTTGTCAGAAAAGACGGTAGAATTGCATCAGTGATTAATACAATTGCCGCTACAGGCAGAGCAACCCACAGAAACATCGTAAACATACCGCAAGCTAAAAGCTTTTACGGTAAGCAGATGAGAAAGATTTTTACGTCCAGAGAAGGGTATACTCTTGTCGGGACTGACTCAGATGCCTGTCAGATTCGTATGCTATGTGGACGTATGAACGATCCTGTTTATACTGACAACGTACTTAATGGAAAGAAAGAAGATGGAACAGACATCCACTCAGTCAATATGCGAGCGGCTGGATTGCCTAATAGAGACGATGCAAAAACTTTCTTCTACGGTTTCCTATTTGGAGCAGGAGATGCAAAAATTGGAAAGATTGTCAAAGGAACATCGTCGGATGGTAAGCGTCTTAAAGAACAATTCCTTAAGGGACTCCCTGCATTGGGATCGTTATTGGAAAGGGTAAACAGGGAATGGAGAAGTAACGCTAAGCAACGCTATAACGCTAAATTCAATCGTATGGAATTTTACGATGGATATATTACTGGTCTTGATGGCCGTCCTATAGTCGTTCCTAGTGAACATCAAGTATTGGTTTATTTGTTACAGTCTGACGAAGCTATTATGATGCAGGCTGCATACAATAAAGCTAATAAAGATATGGAAAGGGCTGGCTATGTGTACGGAAAAGATTATGGATTTGTCTGCTGGTATCACGATGAATTTACAATCGAATGCAGGACAGAAATAGCAGAGCATGTTAAACAAATCTCCGAGAAAGCTATTGCTTGGGCTGGAGAATTTTACAAGATTCCTTGTCCACATCTAGGACAAGGTAAGATAGGAAAAAACTGGTATGAAATTCACTGATGACCGTGAGAAGATAGACTACCTCACCGTATTGCAATTCCGTCTAGATCAACTAGACACACAGATCAATGAGCTTATGAATGAACGTGACAGGCTTGTTGAAAGTTTTATTGAAGCATCTAAATACGAAATTAACTAAGGAATAATAAATGGGACTTAATGCTAAAAAAGTACAAGGCAACAATGGCAATCGTGTAGAACAAGCTGTTCTTGAGCCCGGTGTATATCCAGCTCGACTTGTTCAGATTATTGATCTTGGCTTGCAAGCACAAAGGCCGTACCAAGGCAAGGATAAAGCTCCTGTACAGGAAATTATGCTTACGTACGAACTAGTTGACGCTTTTATGGTGGATGAAGATGGAAACGAAATCACTGACAAACCTCGGTGGGTATCTGAGACACTCCCTTTCTACGGCTTGGCTGCAGATAAAGCTAAGAGTACTCAGCGATATAATGCTCTTGATCCTTCTGGAGCTCTCGACGGGGATTTTAGTCGTGCTCTTGACACTCCTATTAATGTCACTCTAGTAAATAATATCTCTGGTGAGAAGGTATATACAAATGTTGCTAATATTGCTGCTATGCGGCCTCGTGATGCTGGTAACTGTCCGCCACTGGTAAATCCTACTAAGTGTTTTGACTTAGACAATCCTGATTTGGAAGTATTTAACTCTCTACCAGAATGGCTACAGACTAAGATTAAGTCTAATCTGAATTTTGCTGGAAGTGCTTTGGAAGCTGCATTCTCTGGTGGTAAGGCTAAAACAGAGAAAGCTCCTCAAAAGAAACGAGAAGCTCCTAAAGAAGAAGACAGCGAAGATGAAGATAATCCGTATTGATGCAACCATTGATTGATGGAGATATTCTTCTTTATGAAATTGGTTATGCAGCAGAGACAGGATGGCAAATAGAGGGAACTCCTCCTTTTGACTATGCTGGGAAGCTGCTAGACAATCGTATAGATAATATATGTGGGGTGGTAGGGGCTACGGCTCCTCCTCTCCTATATCTAACAGGCAAGACCAATTTCAGAAATGAAATAGCTAAGAAGAAAAAATACAAAGACAGGCCAAGTCATAAGCCTTTTCACTATTATAATCTTAAAGCTTATATACAAGGAAAATATGATTATAGGATTGCCGAAGGGCTGGAGGCTGACGACCTCATGGCAATTGAGCAAACAGCAAGACCTGATGAAACAATCATCTGTACAAGAGACAAAGATCTACGACAAGTTCCCGGATGGCATTTTGGATGGGAGATGGGAAACCAGCCCCAGTTTGGCCCGGAACTCGTTACTAACGTAGGATATCTAAAACTTAGCAAAGATAGAAAGAAAGTATCTGGAACAGGAATGCTATTCTTCTATTGTCAAATGCTAACAGGAGATGTAGTCGACAGTGTCCCCGGATTGCCGTCTTACGGCCCCGTTAAGGCCTTCGATCTACTGTCTACATGTACTGACCTGTCTCAAGCTCTAAAGACCGTCTACAGGGCTTATAAGGACACCTATGGGCTTACTGCCTATAAGGAAATGATTGAGCAAGGAAGGCTCCTCTATATGGTGAGGAAGCTCAGAGAAGATGGGAGCCCGATTATATGGGGACAAAGCCAGTAAAGCCATATAACAATGGGCAATGGACTCAGGCTAGATATAATTCATTTATCAAATCTGCCCTGAGGAATGCTTCTCAGAGATGGCCTCCTAAATATGAAACACTTAACAATGCTTGTACCGGAGCTAAAATCAATCAAAAGACTGGCCGTATGGCTAAGCATTATAAGTGTAATAAATGTAAGGAAGACTTCCCTGCTAAAGAAGTAGAAGTAAATCATATACAGCCTATTGTACCCGTCTCAGGATTTGATTCTTGGGATGGGGTAATTGCTAGAATGTTTTGTGAGGCTGACGGATTAGAAGTTCTATGTAAGCCTTGCCACAAAGAAGTAACTAAATCAGAAAACGAAGAAAGAAAAACCACTAAATGATTCAAGATAATTACAAAGGTTTTGCCCTGTTCAGCGATGTAATGGATAAAGAAGTACGTATCCGCAATCGAGCAACTGTTCTCGCTAATATTAGTCAAGACAATATGCGAGAAAACAAACTCTCTCCAAAAGGTGTGTCATTGGTTCTAGGATATTTCAGTTCTATCCCTGAAGACGAACGTCTAGCGGTACGAGCTGCTTTCGTAGAGAGTATGAATAGTCGTGGCTTTGAACTCGCTTGAACAAGGATTTAATGAATTAATGGAGCGTCTTATGGTTAAAGAGATAGGACTTAAGTATGACCAAGAAAAGCCTCGAATGGACTTACTCGATGCTAAAGCTCTGGAGGGACTGGCAACAGTCCTCACCTTCGGAGCGAACAAATATGCTGCACACAATTGGCGTAACGGAATTTCTAATAGCCGCCTCATTGCTGCTTTGCTTCGTCATATATTTGCTATATTGCGTGGCGAACATATTGACCCAGAATCTGGTCTTCCGCATATAGATCATGTTGGATGCTGCTGGATGTTTCTGTCTAACAATATGAAGACTAGGCCGGATTTGGACGATACATGGAAACCTGATGAAGATAAGTAATATCGAAGTGTCATTAGTAAATTTTATGGGAAATGATCTTAGCGTAGTAAATGCTGCTAGGGTTTCTTTCCATAAGATTAGTCAAGAGTTTAAAGAAGGGGATGTTAAGCTAATTCAATATCTAGCTAAACATAAACACTTCTCGCCATTCAATCATACGTTTATTACAACAAGAGTTAAAGCTCCTATCTTCGTAGCTAGGCAATTGGTTAAACATAAGTTTATGCCTTGGAACGAAGTGTCTCGTCGATATGTAGATGAAGAACCTGAGTTCTATATTCCTGAATCGTGGCGTAAGAAGGCAGATAATGTAAAGCAAGGAAGCTCTGAAGAAACTGTGGAATGGCTTTATTTACACGAGCCATATGCTTTAGACCAGACAGTAGATGAGGTAGTAAATATTCAAACCGAAGTAGCATTGGGTATATATCTCGACATGCTTCGTGCTAATGTTTGTCCGGAACAAGCTAGAATGATATTGCCACAGAATATGATGACTGAATGGATATGGAGCGGAACACTAGGTGCATATGCAGATATGCTTAAGCTTAGGCTAGATCCTCATACACAATATGAATCTCGTGTTGTAGCTGAGAAGATTAGGGACTTAGTTATGCCATTGTTCCCCTTCTCGTTTTCAGCCCTATTGGAGAATAAATGATTGTATGGAAAGAACCGTTTCTTCCTGAATACCCTCACGTACAAGTGTCTTGTTCTATAGAGACAGAAGAAGCAATTGAAGTTCAAAGATTTATGGGAGAAATGGAGGGCTATCCTTATGAGTCAGATAAGGAAGCTCTTATAGATTTCATGGTGGTACGTAACGCTATAGATACTGATAATAATTTTACTATTGGACATGTGAATGAAACTGCTCTTATTGGACATTGAGACAGCTCCTAATGTAGTACATGTATGGGGATTGTGGAAACAGAACGTAGCTATTAATCAAATCTTAGATGCTGGTTATGTAATGTGTTGGTCAGCTAAATGGTTTGGTGAAGATCGAGTATTTTATGATTCAGTAAATCTCTCTGGATCTAAGAAGATGCTTAACGGTATTCATAAGCTTCTGGAAGAAGCAGATGCTGTTATTCATTACAACGGCTCTCGATTTGATATTCCTACACTGAATAAGGAATTCTTGTTGCATGGAATGCTACCTCCTGCTACGTATAAGCAAATTGATTTGCTGAAGACAGCGCGAGCTCAGTTTAAGTTTCCTTCTAATAAACTTGATTACGTAGCTAAAGTTCTCAAGGTGGGAGAGAAAGTTAAACATGCTGGACACGAGCTTTGGATTCAATGCTTAGCTGGAGACGAGAAAGCATGGCGCACCATGGAAGAATACAATGTAAACGATGTTATTATTCTTGAGGGTGTATATAAGAAACTTCTTCCGTGGATTAAGAACCATCCTAATCACGGAGTGCATGACGATAAAGGAGAAGTTTGTCCTAATTGTGGAAGTGAACATCTACAACGTAGAGGGTTCTCATTCACAGCTATGGGTAAATATCAACGATATCAATGTAATGATTGTGGCACATGGAGCCGTAATAAAAAATCTGAAGCAGTAAAAGAACCAATTGCTATTGACCGAAACTAAGGAGAATATTATAAATCAAGCATCACTACGTAGTCAACTAATCACCCGACGTACTTACAATCGTCCTTTGGATGAGAAAGGGATTAAGTTTGAATCTTGGGACGAGACAGTAGATCGTGTCATCGATCATCAAGCTTGGCTCTGGGAACGAGCATCTAATGTAGATATCCTTCCTGCTAAAGCATATGATGAACTTCGAGAGCTCCGTTCTTTGATGATGGAACGAAAGGTTCTAACATCAGGACGTACTCTCTGGCTTGGAGGAACTGACGTAGCAATGCGTCGAGAAGCCTCCCAGTTTAATTGTAGCTTCACCCATGTAGAAACTGTATACGATGTTGTAGACGTTCTCTGGCTCCTTATGCAAGGTTGTGGTGTAGGTTTTCGACCTATTGTTGGGCAACTCACAGGTTTCCAAAAGCCTATTCCAGAACTGGAAATTATTCGATCTACAAGGACAGATAAAAATGGAGATCAAGAAAACACAGAACTCTACGATCCAGAAACAGGAGCGTGGACAATCAGAGTTGGAGACTCCGCTGAAGCGTGGAGTAAATCTATTGGCAAACTGGTTTCCCATAAGTTTCCCGCCAATAAACTTATACTCGATTTCTCGCAAATCAGACCGGCAGGAGAAAGGCTAAAAGGATATGGCTGGATTTCTTCGGGAGATGAATCAATCGCTAACGCCTATAAAGAAATTTACAATATACTTAATCGTAGGGCCGGTTCTCTTCTCACTCGCATTGATATTCTTGATGTTGTCAATTGGCTTGGAACTGTTCTTAGCTCCCGCCGTTCTGCTGAAATCGCGCTATTCGAATATGGTGAAGATGAATGGGAAGAGTTTGCGATAGCAAAGAATAACTGGTGGGTTGATAACGTACAAAGAGCTCAGAGCAATAATTCTCTATTGTTTAAACAAAAGCCTTCTCGTAAGGAACTTGAACACATCTTCAATTTGATGATTGAGTCTGGCGGTAGTGAGCCCGGCTTTATCAACGGAGCTACAGCAGCACGTAGAGCTCCTTGGTTTAAAGGCGTAAATCCTTGTGCTGAGATTTTGCTAGGTAATAAGAGTTTCTGTAATCTGACGGAGGTGGATGTTGCAAAGTTCAAAGGAGATAGCGCAGGACTTAGACGAGCTATCTATATTGCTGCTAGAGCTAACTACCGACAAACCTGTGTCAATCTTCTTGATGGAATCCTCCAAGAGGCATGGCATCTCAATAACGAGTTCCTCAGACTCTGTGGTGTTGGACTTACAGGCATCGTTAGACGACCCGACCTTCACGCCTACGATTATGCTGAACTTCAGCGTACAGCAACATCAGGAGCTTATGGCATGGCTGATGAGCTTGGGCTCCCTCGCCCCAAGAATGTCACTACCGTTAAGCCCTCTGGTACACTCTCTAAGGTCATGGATACGACAGAGGGAGTACACAAACCCCTTGGTAAATATATCTTCAATAATGTGAACTTTGGTAAATACGATCCATTAGTTCCTCTATGTCGTTCTGCAGGCTATAAAGTAATTGATAATCCTGTAGACCCTTCTGCTGTATTGATTACATTCCCTGTCAAATGGGAAGATGTTCCATTTGATAAAGTGGAACGAGAAGGTAAGACTTTGGAAGTAAATCTGGAGAGTGCAGTTAGCCAGTTGGAACGATACAAGATGTTGATGCAGAATTGGTGTCAACAGAATGTATCTGCAACTATTAGTTATTCTGCAGATGAAGCTCAAGATATTATTGATTGGCTAATAGAGAATTGGGATACGTATGTAGGTGTATCCTTCCTATTCCGAGCAGATCCCACAAAGACTGCTAAAGATCTTGGCTATCTTTATTTGCCACAGGAAGTTGTAACGAAAGAAGTATATGAGGAGTATGCGGCTAATATTCAGCCTATTGAACTCGATAAGTCTAACGATATTGATGCGCCTATCGAAGATGATTGTGTTGGCGGTGTTTGCCCTGTACGTTAAGATTTATAAGAGACTTAATTGAAAAATAAATCTAAATATCAAATTAAGAATCCTATACAGATTCGTCCTATAGTCCCTAAGACTGATAAACAGCAAGAATACCTTTTACATCTATATAATTCACCACAAGTGATTGTTATGGGATGTGCTGGTACAGGTAAAACATATCTGGCCTCTGCTGTTGCTGCTAATGCTCTTAAGGCTAAACATATTTCTAAGATTGTTCTGACACGCCCTAATGTTCCTGCAGGGCGTAGTCTAGGATTTCTACCGGGAAGTATGGAAGAGAAGATTGCTCCTTGGGTAATTCCTTTTACAGATGTTATTAGGGAATACTTAGGAGCTGCTGAGTTTGACATAGCTATGAAGAACGGAAGTATTGACATTGTTCCGTTTGAGGTGATGAGGGGCCGTACATTCAATAACTCTTATGTTATTCTTGATGAAGCTCAGAATACTACTCCCCAAGAGATGAAGATGTTTCTCACTCGTATCGGGGAAAATTCCCATGTAGTTATTAATGGAGATATTCAACAGAGTGATTTGAATGTTAGTTCAGGATTGAAAACAGTTATTGGGCTCGTGAATAGATTTTCACTTCCAGTTCCTGTTGTAGAATTCACATACAAAGATATTGTACGTTCAGATATTTGTGCTATGTGGATTAAAGCATTTGATAAGCTGTAAAAAGAAAAGCCCCCTAAGATGATAAGTCCTAGGGGGCTATTTTTTATTCAACTGTATTTTTTATTAGATAACCTTCTTGAGAAATTCCTATAGCTCCTGTTCCAGATTGTAAAGCACATTGTAATTGAATGTCTGTCTTTTCTACGAAAGGACGAGGCATAATACGAACAGCTTCATACGAAACAGGGAAAGGTGCTTGCTGTGTCAATTGTACTAGACCAGCTGGATTGCTTGTTCTATTACGATAGACAACGTGATTATTACCGTTAAGTGAAGTGTAGATGTTAACTCGCTTAAGGAAGAACGTATATCCAGCAGGTACTGTATAAATAGCTGCTTGAGTACGTCCGACCCCTACAGCGATCTGAGCAAATATAGGAGTTCCAGAAATATCTTTAAGAGATACAGTTCCTGCAGGATTTCCTGCCACTACTTGCATAGAGTTAATACGCAAATATTGTTTAACGGTAGGAACCGGAGTAGTTCCTGTTAGTGAAAGTGTCTCAGAGATTGGGGCATAATTTAAGTCTAGGCCGTTAATAAGAATAGAAGAAGTATCTCCGTTAGTGCTAGAGAGATACATAGTAATAGCTGAAGACGGGAAAGTATACTCTGTCGCATTCTCCCATATAGGAATAAAGGATGTTGCAACTAACGGCTGATAACCGTAAATGTTTAGCGTACTATAATCAGGAATCTTTCCTCTAGCAATTAGAAGTTCTAGATCAGCATTAAACCATCTATTCTTATTACCAACCCATTCATAAACTTCATCATTGATGGAGTTCATTTTTTCTTCTTAGTAGGTTTAGTTTTAGCTTTAGCTTTCTGCTTAGCCTCTACAGCATAGTAAACAGATTTACCTTTTTCTTTGCCATATTCTTTCTGCATGGCTTTCATCATAGATTTATTTACTGGCATTATTTCTTTCCCTTATATCCTAGATGCTGTTTGTTTTTAGCACGATTCTTAGACTTATCCACCACCTGTAGATTAGAAGAGCGATTGTCTTTCGCATTCATATTCTTATGATCTACGTCTTTACCATCCCCCTTCCTCGCTTTACCTTCCTTTACCATCTTAGCCCTAGCAGCATTTCGGCTAGCCCTACGTTCCTTCTGCTGCTCAGTGGCATTGTATTCTCGCTTACGAAGAGATTCCTTCTTAGCGTTCTTTTTAAATTCACCTTTACGTGGCATAATAGTCCTTACTTAAATACATCGCTAACAAGTTCTCCTTTACCCCCAACAGCAGGAGGAGCCACTCGTTTTACTTTATCCATTAAAGTTTCTTCAGCAGGTTGTGCAGGAGGAGCCATTGTCTCTGTCTTCTTTTGCATATACCCTTGAAGACGTTTCCAATAGTTTCTAGTCTCCTCTGCAGGAGCTTCTTTCCCGCTTAATACAGCCTTACCTGCTGCTGTACCACCATTATAGGCAGCTACAGCAGCCTTAACATTGCCGTTATATTGCTGTATCAAATCTCTGAAATATTGACCAGAAGCATCTATTGAAGCTAAAGGGTTCTTATAATCGTGAGGATAAATCTCTCGAGTCTTATCAATAAATTGCATAACACCTTTAGCACCTTTAGGAGACACCTGTGTTGTTTGTGTACGTTCTCCAGCATTCTTAACAGCTTCTATAAGACCCGGAGGAAGATTGTAACGAAGCTCCACAGCCTGAGCAAAAGCATCAAGCCGTGGATCGTTATATGGGATCTTCTCTAGTTCTTTAGAGGGGAGAGACACTAGTTCTTTCCATGGATCCGCCATATTATTGCTCCCACCAGTTTTTAGTGGAAGGGGCAGCAGGAGCAGCGGCAGGACTAGGAGAAGGCTTAGTTGGCATTTCCGGAGGCGAGAACATAGACGGAATAAGCAAATGCTTATTAGCTTCCCAGTATTTCGCATAATTAATTGTACCTTCCATATGAGCACCAATATGGATGAGCTGATTAATAGCCTTTTGAGCTGTATTCAGTTCTTTAACAATGTCTTGTTGTTTACGGCGCTCAATATCAATTGGAGGAGGCTGATTAGGGCCATAGATATTATGAATTGGTTTTGCTTCAAACACAATTCCAGATCCAGTAAATTTAACATCTACTGCATCCTTAACAGCTATAGGAGCAATCTGATCTTTGCCTCTTCCTTTAGGATCGAACAGATAGCCGGTAAGCTTATCTTGTACACCCTTTACAAGGGCTTGTTCGTAATTGAGCTGGAATACTTTCTTGGCTGCTTGAGCCGCTTCCATATCAATCTTTCCATTATTAACTAACACTGCATACTCAGGAGAAGCATAGAAGTCAGCAAGCTTAGAAAGCTTCTTAGGATCTGCTCCCTCATCAATAAACTTACTTGTTTGTTTCAGCAAGTTATTAACTGAATTACCTGCCTGAGTCATTGCAGCTTCTTGTTTAGTCTTGTCCTTAGTTGGGATGTCTTTAATAGCAGCTTTAAGGAAGTCTACAGTTTCTCCTTCTACTTTAGGATCTCCAACCACTTGTGGTATGAACTTACCGTCTTTAGGATCTGAAGCCATTAAGGTAATAGCTTTCATGGCTTCCTTAGAAGTTCCTAAAGTAATTGTAGGACTATTAGGAAACAGTTCATACGCTACAATAGCTGCCTTCACTTCTGGGTCAGCCATAGCTGTTAGTTTAGACGTAGTTGTTAGCTGCTTTAGTTTATTCTGAAGATCTTCAGTAGCTGTCTTAGGATCGATAAGCTTTTCCCCAACTTTATTAATCTCTTCAAACAAACTACGGAACGGAGCAGCAAGTTCTGTATTCACTCTAGCTGCTGCTTGAATAGAAGCTGAGATGTTGTTATATCGCTCTAAGTTAAGGGCTCTGGCTTCGTCTGGAGACATTTTACCAGACCTAACACTATTGCCCAAAGACACAATAAATTTCTGATATGCTTCTAGGTTTGCTCCCGCAACACTATTAATTGTATTGAATGCTGCATCTTTCTCGCGTTTAGCATCAAGCTGTGCGTTATACGTGCCTTGAGCACGCTCTTCTGCAGCAATCTCTCTACGCTCTTTAGCTTCCTTACCGGCTATTACATCGGCCTTATGAGCACGAATCTGAGCCATTTCTTGATCCCTAGTCATTCCGGGGACAAATAAGAATCCCGCTTGAGAAGCAGCATTACGATCATTATTAAACTGAATACGTTCTGCCTCAAGTTGTTTCTCTGCTTCAGACAGTTCCGTATTTCCTTTAAGAGCTTTAGCTGCCTTCTCTAGCTCTCCAATAAATTCACCATAACTATTAGCGTATTCTCGAAAGTTGGCACGAGAACGTGCTGCAGCTTGTGCAGGAGAAATCTGACCAGATTCTAGCATTTGTGCAAACTTGTTCTCGTCTTTAATAAAAGATTTAATAACAGCTTCTTCACGAGTTTTAGCTTCCTGCTTAGCACGATCTTTTTCAGACTTAATATAATCTCCTACGCTCTCAAATATATTAGACATGCCAACAAGGAGAGAGCGAGAAGTGTCTACCTGACGAACAGGTTCTATTGCTCCAGTGCCCGCCCCTTGTGCAGGGGTGAGCTGAGCCATGCTTGCTAAATCAGCCAAGATTATTCCTTCTCTTTATATTTTTTACGGGTTGCTTCCATATCGTCAATCATCTTATTCATTTGAGCTTTCTGTTCATCAGACACTGGCATCATCTTCACTTGATCTCTTAGATTTCCTAGATCTGGAATCTGTGCATTCTTAATGAACAATCCTAACATTGCTTCGTCCTTACCTTCCAAATCCATAGTAAGTTGTTGCTGAATAATCTTCAGAGCAACTGGACTATCTCCATATGCTTTCATAGCAAATCCTGTAACAGCAGTTACAAACTTAGGATCTCCAATCTCCACACCAAGTTTAGAAGTGTAATACCGTTTAATGTCTTGATAAGACTTAATGACATCTTCTTTATACGCTTTAGAATTTTCTGCCATAGCTTGACTCATCTTATATAAGTCTCTAGTGTCAGTAGTTCCAAAACCCAATAGCTGAGCAAATGCTTCATATTGCGCTATGTCTTGATCTGTAACATTACCGTATTGATCCAGACGCTTACGAGTTTCTAGCATTAGCTTTGCCTTAGCTGCATTATTCCAACCAGAAGTAATTTTACCTACTTCATTAATCATTTCTAAGAACTCAGTTTTCTCTTGACCAATTTCATCGAATGCTCCGAAATATCTACCAACAGAAGCTACTGCTTGTTGAATACGGCTACCGTCTTTAATTAGTAATTGTCCAGAGGGACTATTCATAATCATAGCTGCAGGGCCTCCAGTAAGCATTTCTTTGAAGAATTTCTTCCATCCAGTCAATTCATACGGAGCTAGTGAAGAGAAATCAATAGATACACGTTCTCCAGCCATTTCTGTAAACATTTCATTGTATGCCCAAGCCTCTACACCGTAAGTCCAAAGCTCTCGTAGATTAGGATCTTCAGGGAGAATATCTGCACCCATTAGATCAGAAATCAACAGAGTAGGTGGCCCCCACATAATAATGTCTCCAGCAAGCATACGCATGCGAGTGCTAACAGGAATACGTCTATCTGTTAGTTGTAGGAGAGCTTTATGAGGAACCTGCATAAACTGAAGCAGAACAGAGGGAGCTGTCTGATTGTAAGGCATGTCTCCTGCAAAGTTCATATTATAGCTAAGGGAACGAATCTCTGCATACGCTTCATCACGAATTGCTTTGTCAGCCATATTCTGACCAAGACGCATACGTTTCTCATATACAGCTGCAGCATGTCCAAGCAAGTTAGCCATCTCGCCCATATCAAATCCCACCTTACGGGAAACTTCTAGAGGAGTTTTAGCTACACGTAATGCTTTATTAGAAGTATTAGCAGCGTCCATCAAGGTTCCACGAACAAGATTGCTCTTATCCACAGCAGCCATTAATCCGCTATCGTCAACAAATTTCTTAAAGGCCTTGCCTTCAGCGGAAGTAGCAATACCCATAAGCTCCCCGGTATATTGAGTAACAAGCTTTTGAATACCACCGTTAAGCCATCCTTGAGGATTGTAAGCCCAAGTACGAACTACTTGGTGAGGTTGAATAATCCACTGACGAAGGAAGTTAGAACCAATGTAGGACATGAATACAAGATTCTTAGCAGCAGCTGTAGGAGTTATCTCGGCAGCTTTAGCTAGTCCTCTTTCTGAGATTGGCATACCAATAGAGCCAGACATATCAGACAGCATATTAAAGAATGCTTTATAAACTTCATCAGCTGTATTGATATAACCATTTTCCAGATAACGAATGTATTCATATGTCGTTCTCGCATCTGCTACTTGTTTGCTAGTAGACTTACCAGCAATATCAATTTCTTTTACGTTCTGCGGCCATCTAGGTTCTCCAAATTCATTCCTAGGAAGGGCATCTCCAAATTGCTGCAGGAATCGTTCTTTAGCCGCATCCAGCATAGGACGAGTAACAGTACGTCCAGAAATGCTCATAGCAGCCCTACGAGCCGAATCTACAGGGTTTAGTATATAGGAGCCATCCCCTAGGTGATTAAGGCCGCTAGCGTCCTCTAGGAGCTTCCCACGATGCCTCTGAGCGATACGGCCTCCTGTAGAAGCCAAGTCCCAATAAGCATCATCGTCCTTCCTCATAGCACGTACATCTCCACGTACGTTATATTCACCACCAGTAGACCTAGACATACGATCTGCAAATGTCTGAGCCTCTACACTATCTCCGGCTACAGCCACTGTCTTACGACCAATCTCTACACCTTTAGAATCTCTAATAATTTCTTCTACAAACCTAGGTGCATTATATTGTATTTGGAAATAGCCTTGACGATAGTTCAGCACTTGGTCGGTATCACGAATCTTACGCAAGTATTCTGTAGGAGTATTACGAACTAGCATGTGATCTGTAGAAACTCCACCAAAAGAAGCTGGCCTACGCAAACGTGCTAAACTGCCCCCTTTATCATAGAGATCATCAATCTCTTGTGTGGTGAGAGTTCTAACCCCTTGAGTGGCCGGATCATATACAGACACTATGTTTCTGTTCTTAGGAATAGGTTTAGCAAACAGTTGAGTAGCATTGTCGCTATACTTTAAATATCCATTAGAAGATAGTGAGCGAACTAGATCAAAATTTTCTAAATAGAAATGACTGTCCCAGAAATTTCTCCAAGAACGTATTGCCTCAATTCCTTCAGGACTAAATCCTCTAGCCATCAAATCAGTTTGATCGAAACCAATTCCCATGTAGTTTGCTTCTCGAATATAGCTGTCAAGCATTGTCTTCTCTTTAGAAGGAAGCTTAACAAACTTATCTGAGAACTCACTAGCAATGTCCAACATCATTTTCTCAAAGTTAGCTGTAGCATCTGAAGCAGCAGAAGCAGCTCCTGTTATACGAGGATGCAGCATTGAAGAGGCATCGAACAGCCAACGAGAAACACTACCAGAACTCTTTGTTACAAGAATCCCCATACGGTCAAACAGATTACGTTTAACATCTAGTTTATCCAAAGCACCTACGTCATTAGCAGCAATTTCTACAGACGTATCAACACGTACCATATAATTACCGTCAATACCGCGTACATCCTCTAGATTGACAGGAACATGATCCAAACCTTCTTTCTTGAGGATTTGAATTTCACTGTCAAGAATCCCTTGGTTACGAAGAGCAAGTTTAGCTTGTGCGAAAGCATCTTCAGCACGAAGGAAGCTACCCTCAGGAGTGCCATAAGCCGCACTAACAATAATACGTCCACCGTCTACACGGAAAGATGACATAGCATCGTTAATGGTCAATCCTTCTGCTGCTGAGAAATCATTAATTACATTAGCTTTAGCAGCTCTCTTCTCTCTTTCAGAGAACCAAGTAGCTCCTGTATTATTGATATAATCAGTTAGTCGTTCAAAGAGTCCTTGACGCTCTCTAGAGATACGCTCTATATCATTAACTTTAGAAGTTACATTTCCAGATTCTGTACCGGCTTGTGGGAACAAATCAGACACTAGGGCACTAATTCTATCTACTCCATACAGTCCTTCCGCTACAGCATCTGTAGACGAAGAAGCAACTGTTTCATGTAAATTACGAGCTTGTTCTGGATTTGCTTGTTGAACAGTCTTAGCTACAGAAGCAGGATTCTCTGGAGGATTCATTCCGATACGACGTATTGTATCTTCTGGATCAATCTTATATTCAAGCTTGGGAACAGGATTTGCTAATTGATTCGGATTGTACGGAGGCTTATCTTCTACGAGCTCCCATTCAGCTTTATGAACTATATCATCAAATCCACCAGCTCCAGCACCTCCGGGAGGAGTCTTTCCGGGCTTTCCTTTAACAACTCCTTTAGCTCCTTTAGCTCCGCCTTTAATCAGACCTCCCAATCCTACAACATCTAACAAAGGAATAGTGTTATCGATAAACTTTTGAGTATCTCCATATCCGCCTTCTTCGAATATCTGATTTGCTAGATCGAATTGAGCAAACTGATTATCGTCACCAAAGATAATACCGCTAGAGCTTTGAATAGCAGATACGACATCTTTAGCAAAGGCTGCTCGTTTCTCTGGAGGGATGTTGGCCAGCCTTTCCCGAATGTCCATAGTGGCAGAGCCGGGAAAGAGATAAGAAGAAACTTTCTGCCAAGCTGTCTGGGCTTCTCCACGTAGTTCTTTAATCTTTGTAGCAACTCCGCCTTTAGATGAGGATGTTGCTCCCGGTACAAATAAGAGACCTGCTGTATCTAGAATTGCTTGAGGAACATCTTTCTTAATCTGAGCATGATGGGCATTAACTACAGCTTGCACTTGTTTACGTGCTTGATATATTTCTCGTACAGCATCTGCTGTAGTAATACGAGCATCTTCATTTTCTTTATTTTCCCCAGCACTTCCTTTGGCTAATACTTGAGAATGAAGAATTGTTAAGGAGTCATTAAGAAACTGAGAATTCTTAATTTGATTAATAGCTTCTTGTTTCTGATCGAGAGGAATATTTTTATCTGCAAGGATGCTCATAATTCCTCGCATGTCCATCTTCTTATTAGCTTCAGACAATTGATTCATCATTTGAGAAGCTATTTCTTTATTTCCATCTTTTGCTTCTTTAACTAACAACTGATATGTGTCAGTAACCGTATTAGGATCAGAAGCTAGAAGAGATAACGAAGCAGCACGATTCCTAATCGCACTATCGGGAGGAAAAGAGATCTGTCTAGTAGATCCTATAACTTCCTCAAGATTGAGGGGAGGTTGTTCTCCTCCCATAAGATCTCCTAACAGATCTTCTTGATTAACCATGATTTCCTTTAAATCGTAAATGTAGGCGAAGGAGCTGCTTGAGCTGCTATTTTAGTAGCACTACCTGCTGCTCCCATAGCGCTGAAAGATTTACCTAGAGTTGCACCAGCAAACTGAGAAGACAGGGCAAACAGATTACCAGCTTGTTGTGCATCAAAAGCTGCATTAGAGTATTGCTGATTGAAAATACTAATCTGTTGACCGATAGCTTTCATAGCCAAGTTCTGACCGACATTAGAGCCAAGCTGAGTAGCCAAGCCCCCAGTAGCTCCAAACTCACCAGTGCTTCCAGCACCACCACGAGCTTGAGAAGCTTGTAGAATACGTCCACGACGTACACGTTCTTCCCTGATTTGTTGTCTTTGTTCCTGTGCTTGTTGAATAGCCGCTTGTTTACGTTGCTCTTCAACAGCACGTTGTTGAGCTGCTTTAGCTTCTGCTGCAGACTCTTTTTGCTCTTGATACGACTTAACAGCAACATAAGTGGAAACTGTTGCAACTGCTACAAGAGCAATAGTACTAATTGCTGCCATACTTATTCTCCATATTGTTTTCTAAAACAAAATTCTTGTAATTCAAATCCTCTTTTAGCTAGACCTTCTGTATTAACTTTGCTGCTCGGTAATAGAGACAAGGTACATTCATCTGCTATTTCTTTTGCTCGTTCATCATATGCTTTAAGCAAAAGAAAACCTGCCCTAGTATTCCTATATTCAGGAATGACATACCAGAACATTTCTGCAAGTGTTCTTAAGTTCGGATTATAAACATTAGGGACTAACAAAGCCCCTAATGCTCCAACATTTTCTCCATCTTTCTTAACTATAAAAGCTGTACCGTCTTGTGCTCCTTTATCTGCTAGCAAATAGAGGTTTTCTAAATTTATTAGCTCAGGACGTTTAAGCTCATCTGTCAACATATTTACCGCTGCTATTTCAACAAACCATACCATGTCGTAAATAGTTAACAGAGATACTTCAAATTTATGTGATTGGGTTTGCATTGATAGTTAAGTTCCATCCAATTATACGGCAATCTTTACCGGGCTCAGTTTCGAAATATAAAGCAAATGCTTTACCTTTACCTCTGAGCTTACTCTTAGATACTACAGTTTCATATCCGTTATCGAAATCATCGTTCTCATGTTCTACAAGTCTAAGCTGTCTATAGCGATAAGCTTGGAATTGAGGACTCCATTTATTGGAACGAAGACTATTAGCCCAATTCCATTGACTTCGCACTAAACAGGAAGATTGATGATCTGGAGCAAAACTAATAACTCCTGATTCAGTCTTACGGAAGTGCATAATCAAATATGGAATTTGTTTTTCCATTCCAGAATCTTCAGCAATTTGAGAACCTGTTAGGACATACGCTTTAGCATCTACACCAATTCCATCTAGAGCTTTCCAATCTACGAATGTTGTATCTTGATAATAAGAGAAACTAATCTTTACTACTCCGCTCTCTTCAATCAATGTTACATATCTCAAAGATTGATCGTCAGAACTTCTTACATTAGAAGTGCTTACAACTAAATCTGTTCCAGAATAAACTAGATCAGAACCAGACAATACAGCTTCAGTTAGTCCTGCAAAAGTAAAGGCATTAGAAACAAACATACCAACTACTTCTACATCTCGATTAGTTGAGCGTTGAATTGTAGTTGTATAGAAAGCATTAATAGAGAGATCTAGTATAAGTTCTCTTGTTATAGAAGTACTTGTAAAGAATGGGCCGCTCTTATAAAGCCACCGTATCTTTTTAGTATACTGATCGTATGCTCCAAAAGCAGTTTCTTTAGCTTCGCTAGGAATTTTATCGTAGAAAGTCTTAATAGTCTTATCAGTAATACTATTAACTTCAATATCACCAACTTGAGTCTTGCCTACTACGTAAACCCCATCATACGCCCAATAGAATACTTGTCCTCCATGAACGACAACAGAATTAGCAGATATCCCACCAAAATTAGAAATCTTGCTAACTTTATAGTTAGACGCAGTAAATCCATAATCCGATCCGCCAGAGATTGCCCATACACCGTTACGAGCGATAACAATAAGGTGGCTTTCAACATTCTTTAAAGCAAGAATACCACGAGCTCCACCAATTTTAATTATACCGCCATCTGTATCTACTAGATCGAAACTCTCACGAGATGTTGGATCTCCTTCTTGATGACATTTAAACACATCTGAATACGACTTAACAAGCATAGAGAATGCTATGTGGTCAGAAAGAATAGGACTTCTAGCATCCCCTCCCACAACCTCATCGTCAAATCCAGCATAAAATACACGTCCTGCAAAAGTCTCTACACACGTAGCTCCTTTAGGAGTACGGTCTGTAGGCAAAGCTACAGTAGAAAGGCTTAGACTTGGATATTTGCTAGCATTAGCTGCAAAAGCTGCTTCACGAGAATCTCCACGATCTAGCAAGTCAATAATGTAATAGCCTTTAGCTGCTTTAACATTAGCTCCTAAAGCTTCTGTATACAGATTCGTAAACATGTATTCATACGGATCTGTAGAAGCTGTGGCTGTAGCCATAGACAAACCAGCCCACACCATCTCAGAGTTACTAGGATATACTCCTAGATCAGTCTTATATTTCTCAATAGGATTTGTAAGAGAGCCTGTTTTAAGCTTTCTAGGAATGCCCCAAGACTGATTCTGCAGATTGTACATATGCTCTGCAGGAAGAGTAGTTCCCCTATAAGAAATATCTGATTCATAGCTAGAAGAAGTAACTTGAACTCCCCACACATCTCTAGTCTTAAGTCGTTCATAAGTAGCAGAGAAAGTGTTTGCAGAAGAGTTATAGGTAATCACTGCAATTGTCTGTGCGCCAGAAGCTACAATTAGTTTTCCCTCTAACGCAGCAAATGAAAATCTAATACTTGTAGAAAGAGAACTTAAAGTAATAGTACCTACATATCCATTAGTACTGATAATAGGTTCATCTGCGTTGAAGAAATATAGTTTGTTAGTAACTTGTACTACAACAAAATCTCGATTGGTTAAGCCATTAACTGCACCCCATCTAAAGCTGTTTACAGAATTAAGAGAAATAGTACTAGAGGAAACTCCAGTATTCACTTTACTGAATGTAGGTTCTAGATTAAGACCTAGCCTACGATCACGTGTACCATCTCTGTTCAATTCAAAGTTGTCCTCATCTATCGACGCATTAACTGGATAGTTAAGAGGACTAGCTTCTGTAATCAACCCTTGAATGAAGGTGTTTATCTCAACCCGTTGACCTTTCTTCGGCATTTGATATTTCCTTCTTAGGAGGGGTTTCTTTAGGTTTCTCTTCGACTACTGGTTTGCTTTCAAGATATTTATCAATCTCTTGTTTAGCATAAGTCGGAGTAGTATAGTGACTTCCGAGTACATCAGGAATCTTTCCTCCTTTTCCAGCAGTAGCTACAATATAGCTAAGAGGAAGTTCTTTATGTGGCTTAATCTGAAAGCCTTTATATTCAATAATCATTTCCGACTCTTTCTACCATAATCTTCATATCTAACACCGCCATGAGCTCTCCAAGCTTTACGAGAGAGCCAGCGTTGTTGTCTGCTTGCTTTTTGTTCTGCTTTTTGATTAGCCATTTGCTTAATAACGAAGAATGCAGTACTTTTAGCTTCTTCAAGATATCCTGAGAATGCACTTGCTGGCATAACAGGAATTGCATCATCTTCATGCACCCATGAATCGTATACATATGCAAGGCATTGTGTTTTACTCTTACGAAGAGTAGTATCTACTCCTGCATCATATGAATCAGTAATTATATACGTATCATCAAAAGAAGTCCAATAGGTGGGGGCTGTATCGTTAATAATAAGCAAGGTTGAGCCACTAAAATCTGTAACAGGAATTACGTTATCGTTACTTTCTTTACGAAGAGATACGTAACGAAGAAAATCATCCGGCTCTTTAAATTTTACTACATCTATCCTAGGATCTACTTCACCAAACTTGCGTTTATCATAGCTAAAAGTTTCTAGCTCTTTTACGTTTTCTGGGAGATAAAGATAATTAGGACGACTAGGATTTGCCAATGCTTCTAATTGAACAAGCTTACGCTGATGAGGCCAATTTCGATTTGTCATCATTTCGTGATAACAAGTCTTTAGAATTTGAGCTACTTGTTGTGCCTCAACTGTATCGTCTATACTATTGACATTATCAGAGTCCATATCGTTCAAGATGTCTTGAACCATTTCTAGTAGCGTAAGTTTCATATTAAGCCGTCTGACGAATTAGTTTCAGAGATACAGAAGAATCATTGATAATAGCATTATGTGCAACGCTTCCAGCATAAGCTATTTGAACAAAGTCATTAGCGGAGAGCGTTAGAATCTCTGAGAAATTTAGTTGAAAGTTAGCATTAGCAACTGCTACTTTATGAGAAGCTCTACGAGCTGAATAGGTAGTTCCGTTAACAACATAACGCATTGCAACTTTCTCACCAACTGCTGGGCCTTGTGTTACAAAAGCATAGGCGTTCAATTCATACACACCAGTAACAGGGACTGTGAGTTTGTTAGTTGAGAAGGTAATACCGCTTGTGATACCGGAAGTCCACCCAGAGACAATACCATATCCTGTAGTAGAAGCTAAAGTATTATCTGCGGAATCTGCTACAGCAAAAGAACTAGAGTTATTACTAATAACCATAGAGCCGTAAGCAAAGTCTCGTACTAGAGTAAATCCTTCATTGCCATCGCTAAGAAGCTTAAGACCAGAAACATCACCATCAGTTGTAAGGCCAAGAAGATTATCAATACCAACTTTCTTCCAAGTTCCGGAGCCAGCACCATCAGTTACGTACACTAGCTTAGCTGCTGCTGTATCTACACCTTTTGACTCGTGAACATTAACCCCAGTAATCGCACTGTGTTGAATAGTCATTTTAATTCCTTAAAATAAAAAAGGGATGAGGTTTTTACGCCTCACCCCTTTAGGTATAACTTAATTAAGCTTTAGCCCGGTTCGTGAATTTCAGAATCAGGGTTGCTTTACCAACAGTAGCCGAAACCGTAGGAGACGTACCACCAAGGGCAATAGCAAGCTTAGCAGCTGCAGTTACGCCTGTAGCGGAGGTAGGATCAAACGTACCGTTACCAACTTCTGCAGGAACTTTGGTGCCGATAGCTTCGAGTTCAGTTTTGGTGAGCTCCATGTTGTTAGTAGCTACAGAGCCAACCAGACCAACACGAACTGTGGGAGAAGTACCACCGAGAGAGAATGCCTCATCAACACGCAGAACAGCTTCTTTCAGAAGAGCGCCCTTCGGAATAGTAACCGGAGGAACGTAGCCATCATTGATCGATGCACCAGTAAGTTGAACCGAAACAGTCATTTCGGAACCGCTGGTGCTTTCTACACCAACTGCACCGCCAGTGTCACGAGCACCGTAATGGTTGTTAACATTGAGACCAGCTTGATTTTTAAAAGTCATGATATTTCCTTATTACGAGTTAACAGCCGAAGTGACAACGATACCCAGCGAGTCAACACGTTGCGTACCGAAGCCCCAACGAGCCGAGGTAACGAATTCGTCACGACGCAGGTCTTTGTTACGCTCGCCTTCAACTTTAGGCATACGACGCCATGCAGCCATAATAGGCTTGATGTTGTCATCAGCAACGTTCATGAACACGTTAGCAACACCGTTAGAAACAGTAGTAGTGCCATCGCCAAACGAGCCAGTAGCCAGACGGTTAGAAGTGATGATGTTCCAGCCATACAGGTTCATCAGGAACTGGTGGTCACGGTCAAAACCGTTTTCCAGAATACGCTGACCGAACGGGGTAACATCACGATTGATCGAAACCAGACGATCGAGAGTAGAAGCAACAACAGGATCAACGATAGCAACACGGCCAGCCATAGGGACATTAGCCTTGTCGAAAGCAAGCTTCATCTGAATGAAGTGGCTCAGAGCAATGACGTTGTTAGTTTCTGCCGAAGCAATACGATGGGCAAAGCCGTTAACAGCATTGGTTGCACCGTTGGTTTGCGAAGTGTTGCACTTACGCAGGAAGCGGGACTCAAAAGTTTCCTGAATAGCGCGGGTCGATTCCGAAGAACGAGCCGACATCAGAGCTTCAACTTGAGCACCATCTTCACGGAGTTCATCAGTAACGTACCAAGCATCGCCAACATAGTCGGTGATGGTCAGGGTCACTTCACCCGATTCAATCGGAGTGTAGTCAAAAGGAACTTCTTCAGCGCCGTCTTGAATAGTGACAGTACCGACGGTTTTGATATGGAGGGTATTACCCGAACCAAAGTCCGACACGTTACGGTACATAGTGCCCGGAAGCATACCGTCGTGCAGATTCTGCAGAATGAAAGCAGAATACTGCTCTGCTTCAATAAATGCAGTAGAATTGCTACGATTTTGAGACATTTATTATCCTTATTTAAAATATTTACTATACACTTTTGGATTTGTTAGATCACTAATGCTCAAACCGTGCTTACTAAGTTCTTCTACCATTTTCTTAGCCCTATCAGTGGCCTGTTTCAAATCTTCTGTAGTTGCACCAATAAGCGTAGGTTTGGGATTACGTCCAACGTAAGACTCTTCAGTAGACTGAAAAGCCGAGCTATTAACCGAGCTTGCCGCTGGAGAAGCTACATTATTGTTAGCTTGTGACTGCTTCTCTGTTACGCCAAACATAGTCAAAACTGCCTTGGGTTTTGTAGCTGCAAGCGAATTAATCTCAGCTTGAGTCATACCAAGCTCTTCAGCTTTTGCATAAAAAGTTTTCTCTGCATCGGCTCCTAGTACATTCCGGAGAGTTGAAACTACTGTTTGCAAATTTTGCTTCTGAACTGATTCTGCATCTTTCTGAGCTAATTGGCGAGCTACCAATTCAGCAATTTGCTCTTCCGTAATCGTTCCCTGCGAGGTGTTCGGAGGTTCTGAATTAGGCTGAGTGAGCTTTTGTAACGAAGATTCTACTTCTTTGAGACGGGCAATCTCTTCTTTCATACGAAGAATTTCCTGCTCTTTATCTGTCAATTGAGATTTGAGCTGAGGAATAAATTCTTGTGCATGTTTAAGACCGTTAAGCGCCTCAAGAGGATCTTTATACTTTTGCTCTCCTTTCTCATTTTTGATATCCCGTAGCAGGTCAGCTAGACGGTCATCTGATTGAGGAGGTGTAGTGCTATTGTCTCCCGGTGCTGGTGGCACTGGAGGAGTTGTACCATCGAAAATACTGTTAGGCTGGTCAGCCATAAAATTCCTTAAGTTAAGTCGAACTATACTGCTTAATAAACTAGTACATAAGTATTTCTAGAAATACTAGAAATAAATAACTATCTAATTACTTACTAAATTTCTATATTAATAGACTCTTCGATTCTATATATTATATTTAAGATATAATCTTATACCCTTTTTTTAGGGAATTGTAGACATTTTTAACTAGAAATCAAAGAAATAACCTCTGAAAGAGCTCTTTCGTACCCTCTAGCGTCAGCTTGTAGGTACGCCCAATTAGGATTTTCATAACCTTCTTCGTTCCTAGATTTCTTCGTTGAAGCTTGTTGTTTCTCCGTCAGAAGGTGTGTGAGGCGTTCCCTTAGTAGGACGCCTCCCACAAAATCCTGACGTAATTGGGTTATTTGTTCTTCGTTTAACCCTTTAGTCCAAGATGTTTTCATAATTATATTATAGGAGTTTGTTCTTCTACCATTAGATCCTCAGAAGCTTGATTAACAAGTCTTTGAGTTTCTTGTTGTTCAAAAATAGCAACATTAGGAGTAAACAATTGATAGCGTTGAAGATTCAATACGTCTTCGATAAGTTTGGCCAAGTTCTTCGAACTCAGATGAGGAGCTACTTGCGCCCATACGTTTGTATTCGCAAGAGTACTCAAGTTTTGGACTAGCTGTGCTTGAGCGGCAAAATGTCTTGCGCCTATAGGACGTAGTTTGCCGGAGGCTGTAATATCATCTCTAGTAATCTCTAGGAAGGTCTTAGCGCCTATATCGTCGTCTATGACACGTATGACATCCCCTTTATCCAAATTGCGCTTAGAAACCTCTAGCATGGCGTTTAGAGCCTTCTCAAGCAGCTCAATTTCAAATATAGTGATTTTCTCTTGGAAGATACGGCCAGCTGCTGTAGCAAGCTGTTGTACTTCAAATGCAGTTTTCTCACCAGCAGTCCTAATACCCATAGCTTCCCTAGGAGCCCCTGCATACATCTCCATACGCTGCTCTAGGAGCTGAATAGCATTGTCTGCTTGGATAACCCATTGAGCATTCCTACCAAGCTCTGTAACGCTTCCATTCTCGTCTATATGGATTTCTTCACCCGGAGCATAATCAAATTCTTCTACTTCTCCAGCAATAACTAGAGGAGGAAGAACAGCTAAGTCCATAGCGTCAGCTTTAAGATTTTCCAGATGGTCAATTCGATATTGCATACCTACCAGATTGTCCAACGGGCCCATTGCCCATAGGTTATCTGGACGCATACGCCAGCCTACATGATAAATAGGGGCGTGGCCTAGCCAGTTAGGAATTGGAACATTCTGAATAATCCACATACGGTCAATAACAGTAATTAGCCTACCACGCTCTAACTTACTGTCTTGTTCCGAATAGATGTCCCCATAGAACTGAAGAAATTCAACATAGTTACTACGAAGATAATCTTGATACGTACCAAAACCATCTACCATAATTGCTTCAGATTTATCTGACTCTTCAATCCCATACGCGTTCATATGTTTACGAAGTTTGTCTCTATTTTTAAGAGCGTTCTTCAAATACATATTATCTGGCTCATCTTCTGCCAAAGCGTATAGCTCTCCAATATTTTTAAGACTTCTTACAATTTTAAAAGAATCTTTAAAACTGTTAGCCATTGGATTAAATACAATATCAAGAGGACTAATACGCCTAATTTTAGGGCCAATGAAGTCAGGAATCTTATCTCCATTAATATCCTCCCTGTAGGAAGCCTCAAAATCAACTGTAGCGAACGAATTACCGTAGTCTATATAGTCGTATAGGAGTTTACTAATTTCAGTCCTAAAATGGCCTTCTCGTGTCTTGTTGGACATGTAGGATTCAATAGCTTGTACTTTATCCTTAATAGCATCTTCACGGCTATAGCCTTCCCACTTTAGCCAATCATCATTAGGGAACAATGCAGAAATATAATTAGAATGCAAATTGTCTCTAATCTGACAAAGCTTAGGTAGAGTCGTACTATTTTTCCACGGAAGGGATTTATTAGTTGTAGTGGTTGTGTCTGTTGCAAAAATATAATTACGAAGCTCTTTCCATTGCTCAATTTTCTCATGGCGATTTGTATTATATGTATGCCATGTATGAGAAATATATTGAGCCAGATTGTCCCTACCAAAAGCAGTTCCAATCTCTAAAGGTTTCTTAGCCATTCAATTCCTTTTTATCTAAACTTCACCCCACCAAAGCGGGACTCGAAGCGTATAACATTACTTTCTCGTCCTTCTGTGGAGCGAGCTCGTTTAGGTTTAACTGCAATCTCTACAGCAGAAGCTAGAGCATCTTTAATATCGTCATGAGCGGGACGAGCCAATACAAGTTCTTCTTCTAGCACATCAGTATATCCACCTTTGAAGTGCCAAATACTCATATTCTCATATCTATGCTCTAATGCTGAAGCAATACGTTCTGCTTTTGTTCCTTCATTACGAGTAGGGCGATACTCATCAATAGAGAGCCTCAAACCTTCTTCTCGCATTTTATCTTTTAAATCTCTAACAATTACAGACTGTGCAACAGTAACTTCTGCTCTTAGTTTTTTAAACTCCCATTTTGAATGAAGAGCTGAAATTCTTGAAAAATATTCGCTAATACGATCTGATTTAAAATGGTCAATATCAAGAATATAAATATACGCGTCTTCATCAATTCCTATTACTACAATAGCAGTGTTATCGCTTCGTTTATTTAAACTAAATGCAAAGTCAATAGAAGCGTATACATTCAATCGTTTATTCTTAAAATACCAATCACCTGCTGATTGTCTTAGATGACGTTTATCGTAATATTGAAATCTATCTCGATTAATCCTATTAGAGCCGGGATCGTTAGGATCGTTATAATACTGAGCGTAAAATTGTACTCTATCTACATATTGAGCTCGTATTTTAGCTAACACTTGAGCATCAAATCCAAAGAACTTTTTATCGCTACGCATGGTTTTAGGCCATATAAAAGAACCGTCACGTTCTACGGCATATTCTTTTACTTCCCAAACATGTACACGATCTACTACTTCTCCTTCATCATTATAAACATCAAATTCTTGATTTTTCCAAGTAGCATAAATATCAGACGGATGGTAACGAGTACCGCAAGCCATAGTAAAGCCACCGGCATTAAGAATAGAGGTAAACTGTGACGCTTTCTTTTCAACACTTTCTCGTCCATCTTCTGTATAAGCATTTTCTGGAACTACAAGATCATCCGGAATAAGTACGTCTGCATGCCAGCCAGTAGTATTAGTAGTAAGACCAGCAGTAGATATTGTAGCATCTCGAATACCTTCTTGACGACGTTTTGGATGGTCAATAGATATTGCATCTTGACTCCATTTTTCTCTTTTACCTTCTTGAGGATGTACGTATTCAGGGAAATAACGAGTGTATGAATCGCTTGTAAGAATATTCTTAATAGCGTATAGCTGAGTAATAGCTAGTCCTGCAGTAGCAGAAACATATAGGATTGTTACTTCGGGATGCCTAGTAATTAACCAAGCCGCCCATGTTGCCACCATATGACTTTTTAAATGTCCCCGAGGAAGCATTACTAGTTTATTAGTAACTGTAGCAGTTCCTTGTCCGAATAAAGAATAGTCTTGCATCCATGAATAAATTTCTTTATGGATATCTCCATATACATATCCGGGATTAACCAATCTAGCAAAGAAATATAAATCTGATAAGGCAGTTTCTCGTATTTGCTTTGCTTCTGTTGGCATTCTATCTAGCTTACGTTTAGCATCAACTAGCCATGAATCTTCCATGAACTTCCTTATTTAATCAAACGAATAACATCTGCTTCGTATTCGTCAGCAATTCCTGCTTGAATTCTTTTTTCACGTTCTATTTCAGCTTTAGAAGGACGTCCAGCACCTCGTGTGCTCCATCCCCTATCTGCCACCCATTTAGCTGCTTGAAAATTGCCAGAATTAGCTTCTAGCATTGCTGCACGTACACCTTTTGAGCGAAGACGCACTTCAAGTTCTTCTCGCCATTCATCGATATACTTACGTAATACTTTATTTTCACACAGTCTTTGCCAATGCCTCCAATTGCAAAGGTATTTGTTTGCGAATTCGTATTCTGTGGGGTCTTCTGTTTCAAGATAAAGACGTTTTAGTGAATAATAATATTTACCGTTATGTTCGTGATCGCCATCTTTAAGAGTATAAATGGCAAAATCACTATATCCTATTTCTAGGAAAAGAGATTGAGTGAGAAATTTTCCCATACTGTCAATCATCTTATCTTTTGTAGGAAGTTCTACCATTTTACTTTATCCGCCCAATACGCTGCAGACATCTTGCCTTTAGAAATATTATCTGCATGACGTGCTTTAAAAGACTTTTGTCGTGCTTTTTCTTTTTCACTTTTAGGAGCACTTCCTGCACCTTTAACTCCCTGCTGACCAAATCTAATAAGTTTTACTTGATCTCCTGATTTAGCCAACACTGCGTGGCTTTTAGTAGGATGATTAGGAGTTTTCTTAGGTTTATTATATCCTGAGAATGTTTCGCTTCCACGTTTAATAGTCATTTATACCTCTGGCCCATATGGGCATTTAATTGTCATAGCATAAATCTCACCATCAATTTTAAACCATATTCTTCCCATTCCAGCTAAGGAACCGCATTCTAGTTTAATTTGAAAGGAGCTCTCTTGCTCGTTCGTATTGATTGTAGCAGTAGTCTCGTTCTGCGAGGATTTTGTCTGCTCTGGCAGCTTCCCTTGTAAGAAATTCTGCATCCTCTCTGTAAAGCTGGGTTCCTGTACAGTATTCTCTAATTTCGGGAGTTGAACTTGTGTTTTCGGAATTGCTTTCTGGACGTGTGGTGCGCTGGCGCAGCTCAGCAATAGCATTATTGAGCTTGCTATTAATAGCTTGGATTTTAGCATTTTTTTCCTGAGTTTGACGAAGGTGGTCACTTACAAGTTGTCTTTCTTTTTTAATGTTCTTTTCAGTTTCTTCTATTAATTTTTTATCGTATTCTTGTATTATTTCTGATTTAGCTTGGATTACTTCTGATTTTACTGCTGATCTGTGGATCGCGTACATACCACTGATAATACTTATCAGAATAATCAAATACAGTCCGTACTTCTTGAACATTAAGTTCTCCTAAACACATTTTACGTTCATACATTCTTCGGTTATACAGTCCTTGTACATATTTACCGTCAGCATAAACCCACTTTAAAAGCCCATCACAAGCTGCTTTATAGTTTCCTCTATTAAGAGGCTGTAATACTGATTTAGAAGAACAAAAAGCCCCTACCCCTACGTTATAAGCAAACAATGTGAAAGCATCAAATTGATATTGAGTTAATGGAACATTGATACATTTTAGTATTCCATCTCCATGTGCTTTTAATTCTTTAGTTAAAAGAGTTTTACATTCTTGAGGAGTATAAATTTTTCCTTTAACAATATCTTTTCCTGTATATCCATTACACACTGTTAACACGCCAACTATGTCATTGTAAGCAGTGTAACGAGTTCCTTCCCAATAAGTAGCGCCAGCAATTACTGCTGCACTGACGCTTCCTAAGAGCCATTTATTTAGACTGTTCATGTTTCCTGTGTCGAATATACTTAGTAATCATAGTATAAACTTTTTCTACTACCATTAAGCAAACATAAACTAAAGTAACTATTTGTACAAGTTCTGGTAAACCAACTCCAAGAAATGTCAGACCAGAAACAGCTACTGGAGGGCCAGCCTTAGCTGCTAGCCCACCAATGCTTTCCGAATGGTCTTGAATCATTCTTCAGCTGCCTGTGGAAAAAGCACAGCTATTAGTTCTTCTACAGTAGTTGTTTCTTGAATTTGAATTTCTAAATCAGAACATTTATTAATAATACTTTGACGATTAGCTACAATGTCTTCAGGAATATCTATATTACGTTCTGCTTTACGAATAATCATCCAATCTGTTTGAGAAAGCTCTTTATTAGCGTTTTCTTTAGATTGAGAAATCCATTGATCTTTTAGTTGATTCAAATCTTTAGGAATATTTACATCCCAATAAAATCGTTGGTCATAAAACTCAGGATCGGGAAGCTCTATAACTCCCAACAATTCTCGTACTTCAGGATTACGAAGGTTTGGATAAGTAATACCTTCTTCTGAAGTATATTCGTTATCAATACTAATTACTTTATTATTTAATTTAAACATAGTTTTTTTCTCCTATCGTGCGCGGGAGTAGTTGAATGGGGATTCGGCAAAAGCAGCAAAAACATAGTTCGTACCGCTTCCATTATTCTCGTTGTACGCACCGGACTTAATCTTGAAACCATTGGACAAAATATCCACCGCCCAGTTAATAACGCTTCCTTCAGCCACGGCTGTGTTTGCTTCAAGGTAAGTCTGCGATACGTTGATCGTACTACGCGCTGTGTCAATCAGCGCCCAACCGTTGGCGGTGCCAGCGCTCTTGATGAGAATCCATCGTGGCCTGAAGCCGCAATACACAAACGGGCCATCTGCCGATCCGTTGCCGGTGTAGCTGCCGAACTTGGAGAAGCCGGGGACTTCGGCGAAGCAGTAGGCGACGCATC